GCTTTCATCATTTCAACTAATTCCTTTATTGTATTTTTTAGTTCTTTAATGTCATTTTTCATTTCATCAATTTCACTTTCTATTGAAAATGGTGTTTTAATTTCTGTTACGGATTTACATTTTTTAGGATTGTTTTGTCGTTTTTTTATTGTTTCTATTATTTGGTCTTCATCTAATTTTGTTTTCAATATTATGTCTTCCATAGAAGTATTATTGCTATACAATTTGTATGCGATTTCTCTACGTCTTGCATTTATACCACCAATAGTTCTATTATGAAATTGTGCTATTAGTTGTATATCAATATTCTTACTTAACTCTTCTAATAATAATGTTTCTTCTTCATCAGCCCATTTTTGTCCTGTGTTAGATGGGTAATCTTTATCTGGATTTTTAGATTTTAACATTTTCAACATAGGACCTTCCATTTTGTATGATAATTGAAAATAATTTTAAACTATTTTCAATTTTATTAATAATAGGCATTTTAAATGAGAAAAGGTGTAAAAGGTGTAATACCAGTATAAAATAAAAATTCACCGTTTATTTACTGTCACGATTATTTAACATATTGGTATATAAAGTTTGTTCATTTTGTAATAATGTATCGTGTAATATTGTTTCCCATAAATGAACCCCATACGTTTTTGAATCAAATGAGTAATATGCCAAATTTTCGTATATATCATTTCTAGTCCACGAAATTGGGAAAAAATGGATATTTTCCATTATTTCGATATTATATTTTATTCTAAAATGTGGATTTTTATCTATCAATATTTTATTTGTATTTTGAATATGATATGCCCAGCTACCCATTCTCAACCCCGATTTAAATCCGTCTAACCATATTTTAATAAATTCGTTTTTTGGTTTACATGCCATAAATGCATTTATTAACCCACTATCTTCACTATTGCATTCCTTCGAAATGTAAAAATCTTTATTCGATTCAAACAATTCTTCGAAATTTTTTATGATAAGCATATCCAAATCCAAATAAACGCCACCATGTTCATACAAAACCTCCAATCTAACTACATCTGCTTTATATTGAAAATGTGTTAATTTAAATCCGTCGAAATATTCCGGGACATGTATCGGTTTAATTTCTATTTGCGGATATTGTTTGATTTCATCCCATAATGGATTATTAGCCGGTTCTTTTGAATTGTATATGATTATTTTGTGGTTTGGTATATTAGTAATCACCGATTTTACGCATCTCGAATGGTAATTATAAAATTCGGTTTCTCCAAAATAAAGTAAATGGATTATTTTTGGGATAGGCTCGGGATTTTTGGGATAAAGATTCGTCAAATTTATTTGAGTAAACATTTGCGTTTCTTTATTCAATTTTGGGTCGCGTAATAATTGTTCGAAATTAAGAATGGCTTGCTCACGGTCTACATCAAAATTCGCATATCCTTGTTTAAATTTAACATCTCTCACTTCATCTTCATCTAAATCTCCAAAATAATCTACATATAAATCACACAATACTTTAAGTTCTGACATATTGGATTGATTCCAATAATATTGATCAATGCGTTCTTTCATTTGAGATTTATTCATTAGCTTGTACTCGTCCATTATTATTATTATATCGTATATTATAATATGAATTCATAATATAATATATTATTGTAAACGTACTAAATTATGAGTATTTATGCACTCGGCAAACTCGATAAACACAATTTAATAGTTCCTAAACTCGCCACATCATATTTCACAACGAGTGGTAAATCATTCTCCAAATATATTTCGATTTGAGAACATAGATTCGTACACTTGATAAAATATCCTAGATTCTTCAATGAAAATTCTCCTTGAATGACTTTACTTGACGCCTGTTTCAAAATAAACCCCATTGATCCATCTGATTCTGCACGATGAATTTCTGCCGATGCGAATTGCCCCGAACATTTAAAAATCAATTCATTTCCCACTGATTTGATTTCCAATTTTTCTGAAATACATGATAAATCGCGCACAATCTTTTGAAAATCAACAGATGGTAGATTAATGACCGACGAGAATTTAACATCGGGGTATGACAACTCTTCTGGCTCGGGTTCAATCAATCTTAATTTCTGGGTCTTGCATTGCTTTATCTCTCCATTTTCAAATTTCAAGGTTAGATGAGAAACAATTCCGTCTACATAATCACCATTCTCAATGTATATTGTAAGTGTATCATCATTATCAATGGTATTGATCAATTTAAATAGATGGAATACGTTTACACCAATAATAATCTTCTCTTTCTTACATTCATAAAATTCAAAATTCTTGGCTTCTAAAAACAAATGAACCAAAATCGTGTGTGACTTATCCATATTTATAATACGAATCCCATCCGGTTGAAAACTAATATTTGTTTCTAATAGAATATCTTTTAGTGCCGTCAAAAGTGTACGAAATGGGCTGATTTGAACAGATGAAAATGTCATTACATTATTAGTACTATTTGGGATATTTGCCATTTATTTATTGCGGTACTATTATTATTTATATGTTTTTGATCTAAATCTTTAAACCTTTTTTTGTTAAATGCTTATTATTTAGTTTTAACGCGCCATTTATGGTTTTGCATAAAATATATAATATAACAACAATAAGTTAAATACAATTGTTCTATACTAATAAATAGGCGTTAATGTTGCAAGAACAAGATCAAGAACAAGAACAAAAATTACAACACTATTATGATAAGATTAAAATACTATTTGATCAATATAATGATGATCAATATATGCAACAACGATTAGATTATCATATTATGAATATTTTACCGGCTACATTAGATAATGAATGCAAAAATCACGAAAAACGCATTTCGCGTACTCATTTCTTAACTAATGAACAACAAGTATTCGTCCAAATATTCTTAAATAAATACCCTTATTATTATTTACATACAAATAATTGTTTTTATCATTATACGGGCAAAAATTATTGTGCGGTGAAAGAAGATGATATTATTCAACAATTATTATCTACCATTTCAAAAGATAGGACATTGATGCAGTGGCGACATAAAACCAAAATTAATATTATTAAACAAATCAAGGATCGTAATTTATTTAAATCTATTCCTGAAACAGATACCATTCAATATATTTTGAAAATGCTTTATACCACTCTCTTTTCAAATAAAAATCAAGTTAAATATTTTTTAACTATTTTGGGAGATAATATTCTTAAAAAAAATCCCGATTTGATTTTTTTGATAAAACCTAAAACAAAGAAAATTATCACTGAACTGGAAAATATCGCGTATGTAACTATCGGTATTTCAAATATTACCGGTAATTTTGTTACGAAATTCCATGAAAATTATAATTATGAAAATTGTCGTCTATTGAAATTAAATAATACATTTTCAGTTGATATATGGCGCGAATTATTGCGTAAAAATGGATTGGATTTAATGTGTGTTGCAGCGCATTATTCAACGAGATACGGTAACTCTGAACAATTTATTCATAATAATATTAATGATGAATTGAAATCGTATTCTTTATTTCTGAAAAATAATAACCAGGCCGCGATTATTGATGCATTCTGTACTAATTCCATTACTGAAACGGCGTCACCATTGTCACCACCAATGTCATCACCAATGTCATCAAAACTTAGCATTACATGGAAAAATATGCATTATATATGGAAACAATATACGTCCTCATTTAGTCTGCCCAATATGATTTATTCGCACACCCTAAAGAAATTATTATGTGAACGATTTAATTACGATGAATCCGCGGACACATTTTATAATGTAACCAGTAAATATTTGCCATATATCAGTGATTTTATTTCGTTTTGGGATAAAAATATTATTGTATGCGGCGACAGTAAATTTGAAAACGAATTTGAATTGGATGAATTATGTGAATTGTTTGAAAAATGGACACATGATAATGGCGTGACTACCATCATTACAATTACGGATCATGATGTATTAAAAATAATAACACATTTTTTCCCAGCGGTCGATGTAGTTGAAAATAAATACGTACTTAATATTCAATGTACGTTGTGGGATAAATCGGAGGATATTGATTCGGCAATCAACAGCATAAAAAAAGAAAAAGAAAATGAACCTGGTGCGTTACTTTCGATTGGTGAAATATATGATTATTATGTAAAGTTTTGTACAAATAATAACAACAATTCTGATACAAATAAATTTGTTGTTAGTAAACGATATTTTGAAAAATATGTATGCGCTATATTATCCGATAATATTGTATTCGATAATTTTATTTCATGGCACTAAACGGCGCTATAACTTGATGCGCCTACACTACCCATTCCACCTTGATTGTAATGAGATGACCCGCCGCGCATGCGTTTAGATTTTCTGGAGGTTGATACCGAACCTATACGGACCGGACCAAAATGTCCTTTCTTAGCAGTCCACCCATGCTTGACCAAACGACGTTCCTTTTTGGCTGTATTGTGCTTCAACCGTGAAACCATACGCCCGTTCTTATTTTGCAAGATTTCGTGATGTTTAAGCCCGCCACTCGTTTTGTACGCGGTGCCATGGTGCACTTGGGCGCGGGATCCCACCAACATTTCGTATTTCTTTCCATGAATGACATATTTGCCATGAGTGTCTTTTGTATAACGGGTCATTTGTATATTTAATGAAGAAAATATTTTTTTTTTTATTTTTTTTATTTTTTTTGTTTTTTTATGATTTTATTTGCTAAATAATAGAATCATACCAATATTCGATCAAAACTTATTACGAACTCCTAATTTAATTCCCCCCGGTTGTCCTTCCGTTTTTCCTAAAAACGTAATTAATTGTTGTGGTTGTCGGGTTTGTTGTGATCCAAATACTATTTGCCCACCTACACCAACCGAATATTTAATGGCATTGACTTGTCGCTGTACTTGAGTTAATGACTGATTAACATCTGCATTACTATTTAATGTTTTATAATTGATATTTTGATGACAGCTAAGTTGTTTTGTGGATAATCCTGACATGGGCGACGCAGATGATTTTTTTTTACATCTTAAAAATGCATTACTGCCTGGAATAAATGACATTTATTTTATTTGATCCGATATTACTATTATACCTTTGGACATTAAAATAATATTGATTGATCAAACGTATATTTAAAAATTGATTTGATTAAATAACCTAAACATAAATTAAATTATAATACAATACAATCAGTCAATCAATACAATCAGTCAATCAATACAATCAGACAAAATGGCAACCGCATTATTATTAGAAAAGGAACAGGGAGTATTATCCAATAAATATCAACAAAAAACAGATAAACAACATATTCTGGATAACCCAGATACGTATATTGGATCAGTTGAACACATTGAATCAGTGCAATGGATATTAAACGAGCCAGGTGATAAAATTGTCGAGAAAAACATTACCTATATCCCCGCTCTTTTCAAATTATTCGATGAAGGAATTGTTAATTGTCGTGATCATATGATTCGAATGCAACAGGCTGAACATAATTCTATTCCCAATAGTTTACCCGTCACATATATTGATATTTCAATTCAAGATAATGGATCTGTTATCATGATTAATGACGGAAATGGAATTGATATTGCACAACATCCTGAATATAAATTATGGATCCCTGAAATGATTTTCGGGCATTTACGCACTTCAACTAATTATGATAAAACCGAGAAAAAAATCGTCGGGGGGAAAAACGGGTTTGGATTTAAATTAGTATTAATATGGTCAACTTACGGCTACATTGAAACAGTCGATCATGTTAGAGGATTGAAATATACTCAAGAATTTAGAAATAATTTGGATGTTATTGAACCCCCTAAGATTACTAAATGTAAAGGTAAACCATACACCAAAATTGTATTTACCCCTGATTATGCGCGGCTAGGTATTTCTGGATTAACGCCTGATATGATCTCGTTATTGAAAAAACGGGTGTATGATGTTGCTGCAGTCACCGATAAATCGTTGAAAGTGAAATATAATTCACAGATTATTCCCGTGAAAAATTTCCAGCAATATATTGATATGTATGTTGGCGGAAAGGATGCAGTTGGTAGGGTATACGAAGACGGCGGCGAGCGATGGGAATATGCCGTGGCGCTTTCTCCTACACACGAATTTATTCACGTATCATTTGTTAATGGGATTCATACATCCAAAGGCGGAAAACATGTTGAGTTTATACTCAATCAAATTACTAGAAAATTAGTGGCGTATATCGAGAAGAAAAAGAAGGTGGTTGTTAATGCAAATAGTATTAAAGAACAACTTATTTTGTTTTTGCGAAGTGATATTGAGAATCCGTCGTTTGATAGTCAGACCAAAGATTTTATGAATACTCCTTCCAATAAATTCGGGTCGACGTGTACCGTAAGCGATAAATTCATTGAAAAGTTGGCAAAAATGGGGGTAATGGATGCAGCATGCGCACTTACCGAAGTAAAGGAAAATAAAGCGGCAAAGAAAACTGATGGAATTAAAGTTAAAAGTATTCGCGGTATCCCAAAACTCATTGATGCTAATTGGGCAGGGACAGAGAAATCGGGGCAATGTATCATTATCTTTTGCGAAGGAGATTCAGCTAAAGCGGGTATTGTTTCCGGGTTATCTTCCGATGATCGAAATACGATTGGTGTTTATCCTATGAAAGGGAAAATCTTGAATGTTCGCGGCGAACAAGTTAAACGAATTGCAGAGAATAAAGAAATCGCCGAAATCAAGAAAATTCTTGGCTTAGAAACTGATCGCACATACACCTCAATTCAAGATGTTCATAAAACATTACGATATGGCAAAGTATTGTTCATGACAGATCAGGATATGGACGGATCGCATATCAAGGGATTGTGTATCAATTTATTTCAATCAGAATGGTCATCATTAGCCAATATTCCCGGATTTATTGGATTTATGAATACTCCTATTTTAAAAGCAAATAAAGGATCTCAAGAATTAATATTCTATAATGAAGGCGAATATCAAACGTGGAAGGGTGTTGGTACTGGTACTGGTACCGATAACGTAAAAGGCTGGAAAATTAAATATTACAAGGGATTAGGGACGAGTACCGGGAAAGAATTTAAAGAATATTTTGCCAAGAAGAAATTAGTTGGATTTGAGCATACCGGTGCTGGTAGCGATGATGCGATTGATATGGTATTTAATAAAAAACGCGCAGATGATCGGAAAGATTGGTTAGGTAAATATGATCGTGATAGTTATTTAGATACAAGTAGTTCTACCGTATCTTATGAAGAATTTATTAATAAAGAGTTGATCCACTTTTCCAAATATGATTGTGATCGAAGTATCCCGAATTTAATGGATGGACTTAAAATTAGTTTGCGTAAAATATTGTATGCTGCATTTAAAAAAGGGTTGACGAATGAAATCAAAGTTGCGCAATTTACGGGTTATGTTTCTGAACATTCTGGGTACCATCACGGTGAAGCATCATTAAACGGCGCAATTGTCGGAATGGCACAAAATTTTGTAGGATCGAATAATATTAATTTATTATTACCCAATGGACAGTTTGGGACACGATTGGCTGGTGGAAAAGATAGTGCTTCAGAAAGATATATTTATACAGCCCTTAATAAAATAACACGCAGTATTTTCCCAGAATCAGATGATCGTATTTTGAAATATTTAGATGATGATGGATTTCCTGTTGAACCGTTGTTTTATGTACCTATTATCCCCATGGTACTTGTCAATGGATCCAAAGGGATTGGGACGGGATTCAGTACTGATATCATGTGTTACAATCCGTTGGAAATTATCCACTATTTAAAGAATAAATTGTTAATTGGTGAGGATAATGATAGTGACGGCCAGAATAATAATTTCATTCCTTATTATGAAGGATTTACTGGAACTATCCAAAAAATATCAAGCAGTAAATATTTGATTAAAGGGAAATATGAACGTTTACCCGGTTCAGATAAATTTCGTATTACCGAATTACCCGTTGGATTATGGACAGATGATTTCAAAGAATATTTGGAAACACTTACCGAATCCACCGATAAAAATGGTAAAAAAGTGACACCGGTCGTAAAAGATTATGATGATATGAGTAAAGATACCAGTGTTGATTTTATCATTACCCTACAAAAAGGAAAATTAAATGAACTCGAATCTACTATTTTAGATAATGGATGTAATGGTTTGGAGAAAATGTTTCGCTTATTTACGACAAATACCACAACCAATATGCATTTGTTTGGCGCAGATGATAAGTTGCAAAAATATGATACAGTTTGCGAAATTATCGATGATTATTTTGTAACACGTCTGCAAATGTATCAAGTTCGAAAAGATTATTTGATTAAGGCACTTACCAATGAACTCATTATATTAACAAATAAAGTGAATTATATTAAAGAAGTATTAGAAGGAACTATTGATTTGCGTCGTAAAAAGAAGGATGAAGTCAATAAGATGTTGGGCGATAAAGGATATGCGATAATTGAATCTGATAACGATTATAAATATTTAACTAGAATGCCAATGGATAGTGTTGCCGAAGAAAATGTGGTTCGTCTAGAAAAGGAACATTTGACTAAATCTAATGAATTAGCCGTTGTACAGGCCACTACAATTGAACAAATGTGGTTAGGTGAATTAGTAGTATTAGAAGGCGAATATGCTAATTATAAAGATGCTAGACATCGATTACATATGGGCATTGAAACGGCAAGTAAAAAGGGGGGTGGAGGGGTTGGAGGTGGATGTGGAAGTGGTGGAGGCACTGTAAAAAAGAGTGCCGCCAAAAAAACGTTGAAATTGATGACGGTCTAAATATTGCATGCTTCTTCAAATGTTATATATTGTCTATTCTTTACATCGTGCCAATGTCCGCCATTTGGTCCACCGTTATATCTCGGTAATCTATAAATTTTATCACCATTTTGAGAAAATATTTTTTGTTCAAAAACTTTTAGATCCATCCTGCTATATTTATATAATATTATACAAATATAGAAAATATCCAATTTCTAAACTCATACTACCGTAATAATAGAAGTGGTATAGTAATTATCAACATTTCTATTCTTATTTTATCTTTACAAACAAATCAAAGAGAGAAAAAGTAATCTAAAACCACGGCTTTAAAACAAGTTGCTTATCATTATTTTTAGCTAAAATGGGGGGCGCCATGGGTTTATACATTGTTGATGCATCGCGAATATATTTATGATACCCTTGTGCCTCGCCGTATAATTGCGGGATGGTATAATCCCAAACGATTTTATTCAATTCATAAATTTGTTGCTTAACATTGGTCGGTTGATTAGATGCATGTTGCAGAAAAATACTTCGCATAATTATTTTCAATGTATCTCCGTCTTGCATACCTATAGTATATTGTCCATTTGATCTCTCGTAAACTCCTTGTCTCATCCCATTTTGAATAATTGTAATATTATGCTGACTGAAAAATCCAATAGAAAGATCGGTATTATCCCATAATCCTTCTGTCGGATTTCTATATGTAGCACATTGATTTGCTGGAATTCTATCATACATTTGAAATAAATCTTCGACTCTAGGACCATTTATATCGACTCTACCATTTGAACTACGTTTCATTATTATTTGTTATATAATAATTATATTTTATATTTTTATATTTTAGTTGATTTTATATTTTAGTTATATTTTATATTTTATATTTTAGTTGTATTATATAGATATAAATATGCCAAATTTTCAAATGATAGTTATATATTTGGGAATAACCTTATTGCTTATTGCCCTCATTCTTATCGGATACACCTTTTATACAAATAAAGTCACTGAACAGTGGCCTCCTATTATCGGCGACTGCCCTGATTATTGGGTCGATACTTCTGGTAATGGTGGAAATTGTGTAAACACCCATAATTTGGGGAATGGTACGTGTTCTGCTAAAACAATGAATTTTTCAGTAGCACCATATATCGGGTCAACTGGGTTGTGCGCAGAATATAAATGGGCAACTGCATGTGGAATTACATGGGACGGAATAACATCGACCGTACCTAGTCCATGCGATCCGTCATATAACTCATCATCTTCATCTTCGTCTTCCTCGTAGTAATAGTTATTGTAGCGATCATTTACACAAAAACAAAAAAAATTGTATTTGCGTAAAAATGGTATAAAAAAATTTTTCATATACTTATAAACACATACGAAAACGAAAATGGATCAATTAAATATAAATAATATTCTTGATAGAGAACGCGATGTCGAGAAAATAAAAGATAGTTTAAAAAGTTTTGAATTAAATAAAAACGATTTATCATTGAAAAAAGGAATATATGTATACGGTGAACCCGGTACAGGTAAAACGACATATATTATGAATTTGTTAAAAGAACTGGGGTATGATGTTATTCGGTATGATGCTGGAGATATTCGTAATAAATCTATTATTGACACAATTACGAAACATAATATGTCGGATAAAAACATTATGAGTATGTTTCATAAAAAAATTAAGAAAATCGTCATTGTGATGGATGAAATTGATGGAATGAATAATGGAGATAAAGGTGGAATTAATGCACTTATAAAATTAATTAGACCCAAGAAAACAAAAAAACAAAAGATTGAAGAAATATCGTTAAATCCAATTATTTGTATTGGAAATTATCATATCGATAAAAAACTCAAAGAATTAATGAAAGTATGTACCAATATTGAACTAAAAAGTCCAACGATTATTCAAATTACTATTATTATTAAATTGCTTATGCCAAATATTTCTGAATCATTGCAGGCAATTATTATCCAGTATATCCAATACGATTTACGTAAATTAAATGCAATATATAATATTTATAAAAATAACCAGAACACAATAACATCTGATATTATTACAAATATATTTCATACAAAATTATATAATGATGATACTAAACAAATAACCCAAAAATTAATAAATGCTTCATATTCTATTAATGATCATTTAACGATCATGAATGAAAATGATCGAACTATTGTAGGGTTATTATGGCATGAAAATATTATTGATGTACTTGGAAAAATGAAAAAATCTGTTTCTATTCCATTTTATTTGAAAGTATTGAATAATATGTGTTTTGCTGATTATATTGACCGAATCACATTTCAAAAACAAATTTGGCAATTTAATGAAATGAGTTCTTGCATAAAAACATTTAAAAATAATAAATTGTATCATGATTCATTCAAGAAAAAATGTAAATTTAATCCCGTGGAAGTACGATTTACTAAAGTTTTAACTAAATATTCGACTGAATATAACAATTCATTGTTTATTCAAAATCTATGCCAACAACTCGGAATGGACACTAAAGACATGCTCTCTTTTTTTTTAGATTTAAAGAATAAATATAATGATACTGAAATACTGTTATTGTTTGAAAATTATGAAATTACAAAATTGGATATTAGTAGAATTTATAGGTATTTGGATAAATATACTAAATTAGACGATGTATGTATTGATGAAATTGTGGTTGACGACGATATAAGTATTTCAAACGAGTTAGAATTAGTATGAATCATATCCACCGTCGAAATTACTACCATATATGTCATCGTCGTAACAATCGTCGTCATTATCTTCTGGATAATTTGGCTCGCTGTCTTTTAAATACTGCATATATTTATAATCTATGTCGTAATCATCATCATCATCATCGTCTTCCTGTTTTTTTGTAATTGATGCCGCTACTACTTCTGCTGCTACTTCTGCTGCTACTTCTTCTGCTGCTACTACTACTTCTTCTACTACTTCTTCTACTACTTCTTCTACTGCTACTTCTACTGCTACTTCTACTGCTACTTCTACTGCTACTGTTGCCGAATCATTAGTCATTGTATCGATTTCAACAACAATGTCATTAGTAATAATATTTAGGATTGGATTAATTGTTGGACTAATTACATTAATAATATTAAATATATTTTCTTGATCTTGTTTTTCTGCTACTGGTGCTAGTGCTACTGCGGATGTCTGGCTGTACCACGCGTTTTCAAAACAGTATTGACACCAAACTTGTTCTTCTCCTCCTGTATCCTCTGCCGAAATATGGTACCCATACTCCGTAATTGCAAATTGATGTGTGCAATTATTGCAATTTTCGATTTTATTTGGTTGTTCCATTTTATTATTATAACTGATAATTTAATATCTTAGTTGGATTAAAGTATTTCAATTTTTTTATAATTGAAATATTTTTTGGTTATACACATTCTACAATTTTGGACCGATACAAAATTTATTTTGTAAAAAGGCGTAAATTCATAGAACCGCGAACTAATAAGATATATACAATCGTATGAAGCATTAATCCGCGCGCAGTAGGGCAACCCGAACTATCTGCGATTTTACCTAAAATCCCACCTAACACTTTCTGTGTAAACATATACGTGTATGGATTTATCACTAGAATAAAAATAAAAGCCGAAAAGATACTAATCTGCCATTTTGTATAACTTGAGTCTGCCATTATATTATAACCATATATAATAAATTAACCTACGATGGTTAAAATTGCCTGATATTTATGGATTATTTTCACGGTAAACAATATTTCGCATTCGTTCATTTTTGATTTCCCATTTTTCCAAATCCTTGTCCGAAATATTCTCGGACATATGATTCGACCATTCTTTATGTGAATCATAAAATAAAAGCACAGGGGTTTGCCCATTTTCTCCTCCACACAATCCAACCTTAAAATATAAATCTTCATATCTAGATCCAACCTTGTATCCTTCACAAAATTCTCCAGAAATCGCATTACGAATATGTGTCGTCGATCCATAAAAAGAAATCGTCTTTCTTTTTCTCTTAATATTTCCATCCACATTTACATTAATAATCTTATTGATTTGATAATAATTTGGGTCAAAACCGCTCATTTTCTTTGCCAGTGCACGATTAGTTCTCTTCTTTTTAGAATCAACAGAAATCAAATCTTCTGCCGTATTGGTAGGATGAAATAAATCTTCTGCGTAATAAGAGGTCATTACTGTACTATTTTTCTTATCGTGTTATGTACTATTAACATATTATATTTAAATCGTTTTTTATATATTATATTGTTTTGATTTGTTGATTGTTTTGATTTGTTGGTTGTTCTATTTTGTTTCCATACTTTTCTGGGCTATTTTTTCCAAAATAAATAATTTTATTTTCCCTTCCAAATATATTATTTTTTCTTTCAATACATTATTTTCATTGGTTAATTCCATAATCTTTTTCTCATAATTAACTCCCGGTCCATCTGGATTTGTCATTATATGTTGATATGCTTGTTTATACATTTGTTGCAATTGTTGTTGCTGTTTATTATAATTTTCTTCCATTTCTGCACGTTTTGTCGTAATTTCCGCCACTTGTTTAGCTACATCTGGTTTATGTTCTGGTTTTCCTGGTTCGTATACATTTAACAAATCATCAATCGTATTCATGAAAAAATCTTTCACTTTACCATCTTTTATAAAATCGTCGACTTTTTTATCAGATACCATGACATATTTATCATCTGTTTTTCCCAATAACGTTTTCTTATCCACTGAATTATGTATATGCGAAAATACCAAAATGGTTTTCATAGTATCTAGTTGCACAAATGGTATCGTATACGCCTTCAAAAATTCACGTTCTTCTGCCAATGAAACAGTATCATCATATTTCGTTTGCTTCAACAATTCTTTTCGGAATGCAAATGTCGCCGCAGTAGCATGATTAGGACCATATGGACCGAATTTATACATTTCATGGATATGTTTGAAATAAATATACATTTCACTCGATCCTGCACATAATGCTTGCGGGTTTTGTTGCAGAGTTGTTACTGCATGAGATATTCTTTCTGGGGGATAATAATCATCGTCGTCCATATAGATAATAATATCGCCTTTTGTTTTTTCATGCATTAGATTTCGTTTTTTGCCTAAAAACATTTTTTCATTGTACCCGAAATATTTTACTTGTGGAATATGACATACTAAATCGCCGATTTTATCTGTTCCATCATCTATAATTATCCATTCTATTCTATTTTTGGGATAAGTTTGATATTCAAAACATTGGATCATTGATGATATAAATGGTCGTCTATTAAATGTCGGTGTGCATATACTCACAAATGGGTAATGCTTTTTTGATTTTATTGACGACATTATTATTATAATATAGTATTATTATTTATATTATAATTCGATTATTTATTTTATTTTGTTTTTCTTCCACCCGATTGAATTGGTGCTGGCTGAGCTGATGGTGGTATAACCGCCGTTTGTACCTTATTATCCGCTTTTACTACTGTAGCTTCAATTATGGGACTGCAATGTTTTGTAAGCTGATCTGAGATAAGGTTTGTTGTGGATATACTAGGTAAAGCCGGGATTATACCGTTTGCATCTTTAATAATTGGGATATATCTTTCATATATCGACGTAAAATGATATAATAAAATACAACCTATAAATACACAAAATCCGGTATATATTCCATACGCCGAAAATGCGCCTGATATAACATTGAAACTTATAACATACATAATAATACTCAATTTATATTTCCATACATCCCAAAATGTATTGCCAATAGTATAAAATTTTTCTGTTGTTTTTGCAATCCTGACGTCTTGGGTTTCAACTACATTTGCTTTCATTAATAATGGCAATATCATTGAGTATATAGCAACAATAACTCCAGTTAAAGCTGCAAACGCCCATCCAAATAATATTATAAATACGATTAAATATCCCCAAAGACCACAATATATTGTAAGCACGCTCCAAATAGACCCTAATGCAGTAATTTTCCACTCTTGTTTTACCTGGTCTAGTTGTTTTCCCGTTGCCGATAAAACATTTGCGGGGCTAGCCGTATCTTTAAGTAATATTACATTATATAAATACATAATCATCAAATATACGCCATTAAATATAAATAATGGTATTATGCTAATAAATAAAAAAAATGGCATTATAAATATAATAACTGTTTCCGAACAACACGAATTTATAAAATTAAAAAATGTATTTATCATCGTTATATTTAAAAATAAACATCCTTGTATTGTTAATGCAATATATCTAGTTATGATATTCGCGCTTTCACCATAAATCATATTAAATAATGGTCTAAACGGCCACTTATCTTGTAACTCATTATTATCAAAACCGAAATATATTTTTGTTGATAAATTTCCCAATTCCGTATTTTTAACAATGTTCATATCAATGCATTGATTTATACTAAATGAAGGGTTTTCTACCGATTTATATGTATATGGAGTACATCCGCTCATTGTTGGTAATATATTCGATTGAGCTACGCGACAATAATGTAACATAATTGATCCAATTGAAACGAGAATTACTATATAAAATATTTGACCAAGTATCAACACTATAAATCCAACGGTGCTTCCCGGTAATGTTCCCACTGCGGAATTATTTTGTGTCGGGGGGTTGTTATTATCTTTATTATATTTTTGTTTGGCGTCATCTGTACTAGTAGGCACCGATGCGGTAGACGATAAAAGATTGCTCATTTATTATTATTTTATTATTATTAATATTTTATTATGAATTTGTTTACTATAATAACATAATAATATATTTGTTTTTTTTATTTTTTACATCATCACTGTTTTTATTTAGTTCCTAAATTTATCAATATTATTATTATTATTATTATTATTATTATTATATTAGCATAATATAACAATAATGTCATCTATCGTCGCATTATTTATCATATCATTATTGTTATTTTTTGGGGTATTATATTGGATAAATCATTATGCAAATAAATATATAATGATTGAACCTTTTTCACAACTTGGATCAATTGTAGATACTGGTGGTCCAAATACTAATCATACTGTAAATATGCCAATAAATACAAATAGCACATGTACTAATATGTGCGGACCTCCAGGACGTTGTTCAATTACCGGCGATCAATGCATTACCGATGTCGATTGTCCCGGATGTCGTCCTCCTTCAACTGTCCGGCCATCCGATACTGCTAATGTCCCGGGTCAAAATGATGCGGGTAAATTAACGAATAGCGTCAACCCCACTTATTCTACATTAACTACCGATATTGGATCACGCGCAAAATTATATAATAAACTACTTGTTCCTCCATTTCAATACAATGAAGGGGTGAATACATGGAGACACGCGTTTGATTCTGGGAACGATTTATATAAACAACGTTACCGCCCTACCAACGTTTTACTTAAATACCCCGATAGAACTACTTTATCCGGTCAATTTAAAGACGATGGACCATTAGCCGCAAACGCATATTTGTAAGATTATAGATATAGATATAGATGTTTATTATGTTATATTATGTTGCATACATCAACCCCGCGTTTCCGCCAACAAATGTAACTACATTCAATCTATCTTCAAACACAACTAAATCGAAATTATAATCATAAATTCGCCACGTCGGTTTATTAATTCCAATAATATTTCCCGTTTGCGGATCGCAAATTGCTAGTGTTTGTGCCAAAGGATCGAGTGGCGGTACAATAGTAACTAGTTCTAATTCTATAGTGGTATATAAACTCATATTAATTGCACCTGAAGGCTGAAGATCTTGTGCGCTCGTATTCACACAGAAATTATAGCAATACAATCCATCGGGAGCATTACCCGTTGTGCGAGTATATTTTTCAATATAATTATATATACCTGCAGGTTGCGTATTCTCTCTATATGATCCATCCAATAATAATCCCATACTCACTAATATACCATTTTGATTTTCAAAATTATATGTCCCGGTAAGCATCCATCCTGTAAGAAGTCCGTCTGTATTCACGCCTGGACCAATATATACGTCTACTATTGATCCGTCCGGATTTGTCCGCGTAACGCGGTATGTGCCGTCTGTTGGGGCAGGAGTTATATCATACGGCAAATATTTATACGGCCAATTAGTATAATTCGACCATTCGTTTCTCAAATTAGCATCACTTCTCTGCATATAAAACATATAATTAGCAATCATGCCAAATGAATTCAATTCTACTTTATTTGATCCGGTTACATTATAAAATTTCGTTTCCTTAATTTGTCTAAATAAATATTTCTGTTCTTGAAGTGCAAATAACCGCGATTCGGCATTTGATAAAAAACAATAGGTACATACTAAATTAATATCCGAATTCCATAAGGTTCGTTGATCAACATACGAATTAATCCCTAAATTTATATCCGGTGGTGTTTGTAGAAATCGATAAAATTGTTGATAATATTGATTAAAATTGGGCGCAATGTACGGATAATTATTTGCACTATCGAATACATCACGGATTTGGAATAATTCTTGGATTGGACGCATCGTGATATTTATATGAAGTTCATTATATTGTAGTGCTACTAATGGAAATGCCATTTGCGAGCGCAGACCGAACCAGGTATTCAACGGAATATATATCGTTCTAGCACGAATCGACGGTTCTGCTCCTGCAGGATCGCTCGTATAATACGCATTAGGATAAGAATTGACGCGAGCGCCGGAATTTGCTGGATCGTTTAATTCAGGAACATTTCCCGTCATCTTATCGAATAGTGCTTTTTTTTCACCAGTGAAATCGCGCTGTACTGCTGCCAATAAATATGCCCCCGAATATTCTTGGAGTGTTTGATTACCGCAGGTAATTTGGATTTTTGAAATCATTTGCGCTCCAATATTATCTATCCATTTAAATTCATATGGAATCCATGCCCCCGAATTATTGGTTGTAGGGTCGGGTGAGGGTGGCATAATAGGACTCCAAATATTAGGCAATTCTACTGATAAATAAGTATCCATTAACAGATCCGCATATCGTTTTACTTTAAATGTGAAATATGATTCTTCGGATAATCTCAATGTTTTGGCACCTTCAAAATCTAATCTGAATTTCTGTAATGCAAAATTCGTATATTTAGCATAGGTGCTTTTATAAAAGGTTTTTGTCGGGTTTCCCGTTAATAATATATTTTCTTGACCAGTCGATACTAATTGCATTAATCCACCCGACATTTTATTTTTTTATGGGATTTGTTATTTCTGTTGTTTAGATATAAGTATAAAATAATTAATATTTATATCGATATATAAAAAAATAATATAGTATAATAAGATACCTATTTTTTATTATTGATATGTTGACCGGAATAAATGTTAATGCATTAATGGATAAGATTAATAATGTTGATAATACTACGTCTACTATTATAATGACATTCATGATATTGCTTATTGTTTTATTGCTCATTTTTTATTATTTATATATGAGACATTTACCCACAAGAGAATGTAGTATGATAGATGATTTATATTCTACTGTCGACGGAAGTATTCGGTCACTTAGTCCAACCGATCCAAATTGTCAATATAATTTAAGAGATTATTATATAAAAACCGCATATAATTGTTGTAGCGGCGGATCATATAAAAATGATTATGTAAATACATGTGTTTTACCTAATATTTTAAAACAGGGGGTTAGAGGATTAGATTTTGAAATATATTCAATAAATAACCAACCTGTAGTTGCTACTTCAACCACCAATGATAATTATGTGAAAGAAACATACAATTATATTTCGTTTGCCGATATTATGACTACGGTTACTACTTATGCATTTTCTACTAGCACTGCACCAAATCCGTCGGATCCGATAATTTTTCATATACGATTTAAAAGTACAAACCAGACAATGTATCAAAATCTTGCAAATTTATTTAAAACATATGATTCGTTTTTCTTAGGTCCCGAATCTAGTTTTGAAAATAATGGATCGAATTTAGGAACGGTTCCTTTATTAAGTTTAAATAAAAAAATCGTTATTATTGTAGATAAATTGAATTCTAGTTTTATGGATAATGCCGATTTTTATGAATATGTGAATATGACAAGTAATTCAATATTTATGCGTGCTCTGCATTATTATGATGTTAGAAATACTCCGGATATTAACGAATTGCAGCAATATAATAAGCAGAATATGTCAATTACTATGCCAGATAAAGGCGTAAATCCACCAAATCCGAGTGGAATTGTGTGCCGTGAAATGGGAGCACAGTTGATTGCAATGAAATATCAAACGGCGGATGTTAATTTAGAAGAAAATAATGCGTTTTTTGATAACGGGGGGTATGCATTTATGTTAAAACCCGCAAATTTGCGATATATTCCCGTCACTATTCCGGATCCTATACCTCAAAACCCGGCATTGAGTTATGCACCACGCACAGTATCATCCGATTATTATTCGTTCACAATTTAGATCGATTGTGTTTATTTATAGTACATCGTCGGTTAATAAGCGCAACGGAAATTGGATTTCTAGATATGGATTATAAATATTATTTGTTTTGTTTTGTCGTGATAAATAATATTTATGTATATTAGGATAAAACATAATCGCGATGAAAAATAAAGATGTATGCGGTTCTGGATTATCGTTTGAAGAATGTGAATTAGCAATATTACGTCAAGCGGTCGACAATGCAGAAGAAATTAGCGGAAAATTAGCAGTTAATTCACCGGATATTAAACAAATATTTTCCATCGTTGAAAACTTTATTAGAACAAAAAAATTAATTCCATATGGCGGTATTGCCATTAATGCAATATTACCAAAAACCGCACAGTTTTATAATCGAGACATTGAATTACCCGATTTTGATTTTTATAGTCCAAATGCATTGAAAGATACAAAAGAATTGTGTGATATTTATGTTAAAGCGGGGTATATTGAGGTTGAAGGGAAGCCCGGGGTTCATCATGGAACATATAAAGTATTTGTAAATTTTATCCCCGTTGCCGATATTACATACATTCATAAAGATATATTCAATGCGCTTAAAACTGATGCAATTAAAGTGGCTGGTATCTTATATGCTCCTGCTAATTTTTTAAGAATGGCAATGTATTTAGAATTATCGCGTCCTTATGGTGATATTAGTAGGTGGGAAAAGGTCGCAAAACGAATTGCGTTATTAAATAAATATTATCCGTTGCATGGTGAAAACTGTGATATTCGCGATTTTCAACGTGAATTGATACGTACAAACAAAGAAGATGTAGCGATTGAGGATCTTATATTCGATACATTGAGAACTGTTTTTATTGATCAGGGATGTGTATTTTTTGGGGGATATGCCATGTCGCAATATTCGCGATACATGCCAAAAGAATCACAGTCTAAATTTAAAAAGGCGGCGGATTTTGATGTGATTTCTGAAGATCCTGACCCGCTCATTGATATATTAAAAGAAAGGTTAGCAGATATTGGTGTTAAAAAAATAAAAGTAATTAATCGACCTGCCGTCGGGGAAATTATTGCACCACATTATCAAATAATTATCGGTGACGAAGATACTGTTGCGTTTATATATGGTCCTACCGCATGTCATAGTTATAATACAATTAACATACGCGGCGAACAAGTAAAAATAGCAACTATCGATACAATGTTAAGTTTTTATTTGGCGTTTTTGTATTCAAGTCGCGATTATTATGACGATTCCCGTATTTTATGTATGGCGCAATATTTATTTCAGGTACAACAACATAACAGATTACAACAACATGGACTATTGAAACGATTTAGTATAAATTGTTATGGGCACCAGAAAACATTAGAAGAGTTACGCTCCGAAAAGTCCGAAAAATATAAAGAATTAAAGGGGAAACGGCGTAGTCCCGAATACGAAGAATATTTTTTAAGGTACCGTCCCGCCGATAAAAAGGACGCAAAAGAAGAAGAAAAACAAAAACGGGTAAAAACAAAACGCACAAAATCGAAACTAGGAAAACGAACTAGACGACGAAACAATGGGTTTTTCTTCTAGAATCAAAATCGATTGAATTGTAGCATTGTTTTTGACAACAAATAATAAATTAACCCGAATAATGCGCTTGTGAATGTATACCCCGACAAATTTATGTTTCCGTCTTTTGAAAATAACGCGGGGATATATTTAAATAAATATCTTTTGAAAAAGGGAAGTTGAAATAAAAAATATAAGATTGAGATTAATAGCGGGGTTTGCATTTCATCGTATAAATGATCTAATTTATTTTCAGATGTCGCTTTTTTGTTATAATTATCTATAATATCATCATTATCTTCATCTTCCTCAATATAGTCACGATTACTAGTTTGTGGAATAAAATTTGGCTGAATTTGCTCATCTTGCGTCAACCCTTCTGTATTTCGTGGAATATCGCGAGATTGTAATTGGGTAAGGCCAGACGAACTTGCTTGTTGTAGACCGCTTACTATTTGATTAATTGTTGTTTGATCAAGGGCCATTTGTGGTTGTTGCTGTTGTTGTTGTTTGACTTGGTCGGGTTCATTTATAGAAAAACTGACATTTCCTCCAATACTACCACCTCCAGTAGGATTGGTTGGTAAATCATTAATACTTGTACTATCCGACGCCGACATAATTATTATATTAGGTTGATTATAATAATTATTCATTTACGCGTTACATTTTACATTTTAACATCTTGTTTTTTAGGATCACATTTCGTAGATACCGATTTATAAGAATAACATTTATCTTGGTATTTATATATTTTACCATCTATTTCGTCATGGGGAGGAGCCATGAATATTAAACAGTTTTTTTCTTTACACACTGTTCTAAATAAAGATGCTAGACCAAATCCTAATATTATTGACATCATTATTTTTCCGGTTGGGGTATTTAAAAATTTCCCCAATTGCATTTATCTATATGGTATACCAATATATATTTTTTTGACCTAATATTTATTTGTGCCATATTATTTGTAGCCATGTTATTTGTAGCCACGTTATTTGTAGCCATGTTATTTGTAGCCATGTTATTTGTAGCCATGTTATTTGTAGCCATGTTATTTGTAGCCATGTTATTTGTAGCCATGTTATTTGTAGCCATGTTATTTGTAGCCATGTTATTTTTGTACCGGAATTGTGGTTATATACGATGAATTTTCGGGACATTTGGTTTCCGTTGATTCATAGACAAAACAATTATTCGCATTATCTTTATATTGTACTTTACCTACATTATCCGGGGTTGGATAGACGTATACCGTTTTAATGTCCGGGCCAAGAATATAAACTATAAATAATCCCAATGCTAAACTTATTATAAATACAGGAAGAGAGAGATATTTCATTGTTGTATTATATCGTTATAATATAATCCACTTATTTTTTATTTGTTATATTATGAGTTGTTATTAGTCTATCTTCATCGAAACTATTTCAGGAGATCCTAGATTTGTTTCCAAATTAGCTATAGTATATAATTTTTGTATTAAATATACCGTGTTGGTTTTATATCTCGCGTCCTTTTCAATTTCAACATTAGAGTATAAATACTTATTTTGTGCAATAATTTTAAGTTTTGGGATAAGTTCATTATTATATAAATCGATAACATCATTAACCAATTGTGTATTTTGTGTTTTATCGTATTCTTGTATTAATAATTTTATTCCATTAATATTTGAATACAATTCAGTTTGAGTTTTTTTCAATAATTCACGATTTAATGGATTATCTGTAATGTTAGTATATTGTTCCAATAAATAGGCAGAATCGTCGGTTATTTTCTTAACTTCGTCTTTAATTTTATCAAATTTTGTAACTATTTCTTCGGATGTGGTATATCCAAATAATAAATTGTTTTTGTCCACTATTACTTCTTTTTTTAAAATATCAATCGCCGCTTCATCATCAATATAAAAATCACGGATGTTGATTGTAATACCCCTATTAATATCAATATTTAATGAACATGGTTTTATTTTATCGCCACACATTGCAATTAAATGATGATCCAAGTCAATAACTTTATTTGAAAAAATAGTTCCTACTGGTCGTTTACAATTAATACATTTTGGTTTTAATTTTGCAAATTGACGTCGTTTTTCTTTCCAACTTAATCCAGGCACATCAAGTTTCTTTTTAAGATCGGTTATATTATCTTCATATTGACTTTTTAATCTATAGTATGTATTTATTGCTTCATTTATTTCGTCCATTATTCTTATCTATTATTATTATTTTATTATATTATATCTAGATTATTATATCTTATTATATGAAGTGTTTTTCCGCATTTCAATAAAATTGGCGATTTACATATTTATTGCGACGGGTGTCCAATGCAATTCAAAAAAAACTAAATAATTGGCGCATTATGATGTGCATTATGTATGCGTATCCCAGTGAGGCAACCCAGTAATTAATTCTTGTTGTGCTCTTATTTTAGAATCTTGATAGTTTTTAACTTTTGATAAAATGTACTGTTTTTTTTGATTTTCTTTAACAATTTTTTCTGCCGGAGTTAGTTTTCCTTTATATTTATATAATAATACGAGCCCTACTAGTAACAGAAATGCACAGAGTAAAATAATATTTAATAGATAATTGTTGTATTTAGTTTTAAATTCGTGACATTGCTTTAATGTTTCATTTAAGAAATATTTAACTCCTGGTTCTATTAGAAACGGTTTATCAAAATTCATAAAAGAGACAGTCAGACAGTAAAATATAACAAAAATATAAATATAATAATTACTTTTATATTTTTAAATTAAATTATACTCATAATTTATGAGTTCTTATCTATCAATATTAATATTTTTATTAACCACTGCTTTTTATTATATTGCAATTAAAAAACCATTAAAAGTTGGTGATTTAACTGTCGACGGTTATGGCGCATTTGCTCAATCTAATTATATTCGCTTATTTATTTATTTCTTATTGGTAATTTTAACCCAATTCGGATTTAATATTAGTGCAATGAGTAGTAAATGTGGTGGCAGTATTTCTCAGAATATGGGTGCCGCTGCATTATTGACTTTTATTCCATGGACATTTATTTTTGGGATGGTTATTCTTTGTTTAATTATGTTTCCCGGTTTTAAATCAGCGTTTTCAAATGTTATTGGATATTTTATTGTATCAAATAGCGCCAATAGTTTATTCGCCGATAAATTATTAAAAGCACCCGAAGAAGTTGAAACTGCTATTACTAATGCGGGAACAGATGCAGGAGAACAATCAAAATTGAAAATTGCGGCCGAAGCGATCATTAAAATATGTGGAAATCTGTCCATTTTAATAAATAATATAACCCCCGCCAATTTTATGGAATATTGGATAAAATTAACACCATTAATGAAGGATGGGGTTTCTGTTGATGTTGATTTAAAACAAAAATTATTGGATATTGTTGTTCAGCGAGATAATGTAGGGGAAGGGTTATGGTATATTTATACTGCAGTGTTATTAACTTCTATTGTTCAGTATAATATGGCAACTCGACCATGTACACAAGATCTAGCGACAGTTCAAGCGTCGTATCAGGGTTATTTAGAGCAAGATAAAGCAAATCAAGCTGCGGCTAATCAAGGCGCAACTGAATATACGGTTGGAAATTAACCTACGTCGTACCGAAAATGACACATGTGTCATTCCACTACGCAGTAGTAGTGTTTAGGCATGTCTTCAACTATTTTATGATCATGTATGATCATAAAATATTCGTAGTAATACCGAGGAAAATCCCAGGGATTTTCCGGTATTATGAAGGCTTCAACAGGTTAATTCGGGTTTGGTCAAAAAATATTCTGGTGAGAATTATAATAAAGAATGAATAAATAACATAATATTCCTAAAACAATCGATAGTAACCAAATGGGAAAAATTGTTTTATTTTTGTAACCAATCCCGAATTCTCGAATACTTCCATCTTGATTATATAAAAATCGTGGTTTACCCAATTGAATTGTTCCAAAAATAACAATAAATAGTACAATTGATACCAATGTTGGATTTTTTGCAATAAACGGTTTATACATATAATATAATTATAACAAAATTATAATTATATTCTTTTTTTCTTTTTGAATATATTTTTTTTTGGTTACGTTACAATCAATCATAATTTTCTTGATTTTCTTCTTCATAACCACCATAATCGCCGTCCATATAATCAGCAGTCATATTTGACATATCATATTCATCTCTTTCGATTTCCTCTGCCCCACGTTGTTCTTCTAAAAAATCGGTTTCAAATTGCTCTAAATTAGAATCTGTTACCCCTGGATTACGTCTAACCGTTCTTTCCAACTCAATCATACTCTGCATTGCGTCACGCTCATCATCATACGTATTTTTCATATATGTGGTCATCCCTTTTTGTAACCCTTTACTCCATACACCTAATTTATTTATTTTAAGCATTGTATCTATATTTCGTTCTTCGTCTGATAAATCATGTAGACGTGTTGTAAATGTCGATTTTTCGCGTTCTTTAGATTTAAATACGGCATCCATAATTTTATCATAACTTAAATCAATTATATTTTTATGATCTTTCATAATATTTAAATAAACAACTAATAATTGCGCGATTTTATTTTTCAATTCCTTTTTGTTACCTAAAAAAATGGCAGTTTCCAATCTTGGAATAAGTCGTTGTTCTTTATCTTCCGCATATTCAGACGTATATACTCCCTCTACATCTGCTCCACTATCCGGATTACGATCTATTTCACGTACAATCATAGCATCAGTATCCGCCAATTTAATATATTCCATTAAGGACTGCAATAAATAATTTTCATATAATAACAAACTTGTTCTTTTATCGAAAATGGTATACGTTTTTGATTCTTTATACGAAATATCTGTCAAGGTAGGTGTTCCGAGTGCCAACATTAATAAATATTTACATGAGGAGTTGATGGTTTGTAAAACGGCCGTTATTGATGCATCATCGTAGAATATCCGTAACTTTGCATAATAATCTTTAATTATTTTATTAATATCATTCTCGTGAGTAGATGATAAATTCCAATATTTTGGTAATGTTGTATGTTCATAGTCTACTTTATTCAAAATAATTTGCGGAAATACATTTACTATATTTTTCATATATTCTGATGTAAATTGAATTGCATTATACGTAATATCATCCGAAATACTTTGGGTGGTTTGGTTTTGTTGTTGTTCTTTCTGTTCTTTCTGTTCTTTCTGTTCTTTCTGTTTTTGCTTCCGTTTTTGTTCCTTTTTTCTTTCATGTTTGGATAACATAATTTCCAATAGTTCGTCAACATTAGTTACCTCAAAATCATTCCACGACATAAAATAAATAATAAATTTTCCAATATCAGATAATCCTTGTTTTGATAAATTGGTGTTTGTTTTAATAAATTCGTACACTTCCTTTTTCAATCGTGTATTCGACTTGACTAAATAATTTTTCATATTACGCATTTCTTCCGTATCTTCTTCCACCACAAAATCAAATGTATCGACCAACGCCTCTAAATGTTGTCTGAGTTCTAACGGAACTACCTTATTATGATCATTTTTATTTATTGTATCTAATATTCCACGAAGTCGTTGTATCGGCGTGACCGGAATAACTATATTATTGCTCATTATATTTTGACGACTAACTATTTGCACAAGTCGTAGAAACGATTGATTTGTATAGTGTCGTCCGTCCTGTTTAAGTTTATTAATTTTATCGATAATTGAATCATTGTTGTTGATATACTCCGGTTTATCACTACATATTGCATGTAATTCTGGATTTAATGGCGCAAATGAATTAAATTTACATAACACGATAAATGCTCTATAAATGGTTTCTTCTGTAAATTCTTCTCTTACATTTGTTGGATAAATACGTTTATTGTTTTCACTACAAAATAAAAATGGCGATTTTGTGATTGCATTAATATCTTCTAACACATTTGATAATTCTTGAACAACCCGATTATATTCTACAATTTCTATATCTTCATTCTCAAAATAGCGTAGAATATTATAAACATCACCCTTCTGATTGCAACACGCATTTTCCAAGAACGGTTCATTGGCACCATTCGTCAACAACAATTTCTTTTTATCTAATATCCTTTGGATCTTTTCTTGTATCCCAAGAGAGAAAAAGATAATTTTTGATTCAATGATAAGTATTTTTTCCCGTTGACTCCCCGCCGCCATTTTAAAATCTTGTAATAATGTACGCTTGAATTCTTGCGACACATTCTCTAATTTATGTATTTTAAATGGGATTAATGGAGGTAGAAATGTTGTCCATTTTGTAATACTATGTTCTTGGGGAATCTCGTCGTTTGGATTTGATAATATATATTCGTTTTTTTCCCGGAATTTTCGAATAACATCTTGATTTTGTATAAAATAAGTATCTATAAATGTTTTTAATTTTTCACTAATAGACTGCTCTTTTTTCTTCATTAATACCGACCATGGATCGGTTGAACTGCGGATTTTATAGGCAATACAAACTAAATAAATCAGCCCCGACATATCCCCAGTGCCTTCAAATGGGTAGCCGTCAAACGATTTAATACATCCTGGAAATGTTTTCCGTGTTTTAATTGACGGAATATTTACTTGAATTCCAATTAAAAATGCACTAAGCGTTAAATATAAAATAGTTTCATTATAAATGACTTTATACGCAGGCAATTCTTTACCCTTTTTAGACATTTCGGCTACTCGCGATTTATATTCGGATTCTGTAGGTAATGCGCCATTTAACGATGAGATAATGATTCTCATCATAAATTCGCGCTGATCTTCAATATTAATTCCCATGAATCCCGATAGCGCAGAAATAATATTCGACATCATTTTGGATTCAACCGTGTCATATTTTATTACGGCCAGTTTTACGGTTGTTGCCAATGCATCGCCCGCATCTTGCTCCATGGTCTCACGGGATCGAATTTTACGTCCTTCTTCATACCCTTCATCAATATCAAAATCTTTATATCGAATAATATATCCACTATATTTGTCAACCTCTGCATCACCGTCATCACTTAACGCACCATTTTCTTTAATAATTAGATCCATGACATTCGAATAATTGTTTGGATCGTTTACAAAACACGTAGCCAGAACATATAAAAACGACGGTAATAATTTTGTAGAGGTTTGAATACAATATCGCCAATGAATATCCTCCGTTTCGGTCGTTGCTTCTCTAGTAAATTTAGTTGCAAATTGAATAATATCATTTTGTTTTTTAACATAATCCGCCTGCCCTAAAATAATATCCCGCAATTTAAAAAAAGGGGATAATATGCCGCCTATTGGTTCTTCGTCTGGTAAAGTTGTTATGCCTATATTATATTGTTCTTCATTGTATTTAAATGCTCTAAGATGTTTTATTTCTGCCAACTTTTCTGATATGCGCATATAATATTCTACACGTTGTTTGAGTTTTTGTTCTAATTGATCCCTTGTTAATTTATAATTATGGTCAAATTCATTTATCATTTCCTTCAGTGCGTTTTTTCGAAGATCGGTTTTGTTTAAATCGATGGACTGACATACGGCTTGATACTTTTTATCAACTTCAATACAATTTTGTTGGAAATTACACAATAGACTTTGATTATTTTCCATAATTTCAGGATCAATTGTTTCATCAATTATCCATTGATTATTTTCGCGTTTATAATACACGTACTTCTCGTAATTTGATATTAATACTGCATAATCACCAGTTATTACCTTTTTAAGACCCGTTATCAATGTTTCTGCTAATCGGGGTGAATCTTTTTCATCATATTTATATTTTTTATCCGTATGCAATTTATTTGCCAAATATTCGTAAAATTCACTCGACGATAATTTTATTTGTTCTTTTTGAAAATCATCTAGTATACTATATATCGTATTATCGTATTTTTTATCGAAATATATTGTTCTGTCATTATCACCCGTCAATTCTTCTAATGAACTATATTGTTTGGCTATAATATAGGTTAAACATTTATCCTCGCGTTCTTGTGTTTCTTGCTTTTTACTCATCTCAGTCTTTTCATTATTTAATATTTCACCGATGTCTTCGGGCAACATGAGATATAAATGTTCTAATGATACCGTTGCATTGAATACGTGACCGAAATCGGTTATTAACATTCTGCGGATTAATTCCGACGAGGTTAGGGGTAGTTGTGACGGATCATATATGTAAATGGTTTGAAATATGTCTACGTTTTTTGTGTTACTAGACGAATTTGATAACTGTCTTTCTTTTATCAAATTGGTTATCGATGTTGCTGAAATGGCGTTAGTGGACGATAATCCAATTAAAAGATATTTGAATTGGGAAAAAATTATATTATTTTTTTTAAAATTTATTTTATATTTTGTAATTTCGGCTTTTAAAAATTTAACTATTTCTAGATATTGCATAAATGTTAAATCGCTTGTATAAATAAGGAATGGTTCCATATATCTCACCACGTCCACCAATGATAACTTTCCTTTTATATATTTTTTAATTAAATTGAATAATACACGTGTTTTGGGAATTATAATATCTAAAAACTTATCTGCGATTGCGTTATCGTCGTGATTATATGTCTCTTCCATTTGTTCGGATTTCGTTAAACTGTAATTTTTAATATTATTCACATAATTTTCTTCGTCGAATTTAAATTCGTCGGCTAAATTATCCACAATTATTTGTGTTATACGCGTATCCTTTTTTAATAATTGCCAGTAATTTAAATGCACCGAGTTTAAATTTGATTTTGTCAATATATCTGTTCCCGGAAGATTAATGTGTGAAAATGTAATGGTTGGTTCGGGTAATGTGACAATTGATTTTAGTGTCATAGTATCAGAATCCGTTAATTTCACGCGGTTCGTGATCAATTTGCTTCCCGATGATTGGGTAATTTGTAACCGAGACAATCCGGTAGTATATTGACACATTAAAAATCGTCGAATATTTATCGTTTCTTGTTCAACTGCATTTGAATTGAAATTCTCTAAATTATCAATAATCGCATTCAGATTACCGATAACTTCAAATTCTTTAATGAATTGATTGTTTTCTCTCCCTATATCTTGAAATGAAGTAAAATAAGATTGTAAATCTTTGAATAATGTAATATATTTATTCTGTCCATCCGGGACATTTGATTTATAATTGTTTATGATTTCAATCATTTGTTCTATATTATCATCTATGTCGCCTAGAGATACCGTACCAAAATATTCGTTTTCTTCTCCTTCCTCGTTATTATTTTCTTCGCCACCAAGATTTCGTCTAGATCCCGCGATATCGTATACATTTTTTATATTTTTTGCTACGGGAAGCATCCAGTATAACATTTGTTTGAAATGTTGATTTATATTATTTACTAATGGTTTCCAATTTGCATCTATTTTTATAAATTCGGTTATTGTCCCACGATTATCAAATTTAGAAAAATCGGTACGTAATTGTTTAAATCGTTCAATCATGATATGTATATTATTCAATACTGACGGGGTACGATCTGAATTAGGAATGGTTGAAAGTATTTCATCCAATAAATCAATTATTTGAACATCTATATTATACCGCTGTTTTGATTCGTCGACATTTACAAATTGCGTTATCGGATCATATTCTTCACCAAATTGAAGTTCGTTTGCACTAATTATGAATTCGCGGATATGAGTTTTTACTGATTCATCCGGGATTGCGTAGTAAATATCATCTTCATCAATATACCCCCCTCTTCCTTCTTCAACCTCCTCTTCTTGTTGTTCTTTTTGTTCGGGTTCTTCCCTTTCTTGTTCTTCCTTTTCTTGTTGTTGTTGGACTATCGGTTCGCGAATCTCAATAGTTTCAATAGGAAGATCTTCGGGTATCCCTTTATATGCAAAATTAATATACAATATATCATTATCGGGATAAGTTTTAATTTCAATCATATCTTCTTCTAAATTCGTTATTTCACCTGTAATTATTGTCGGCAATTCTCCGCCAAAATAAATATTAATCCATGTTCCAGGATGTAAATTGTTTTGTCTAGCATATCCCAATTTATCATTTCGATATAATAATATTATAGACGTAATTGTACCATCTCCTAATGTCCCATCATCATTAATTTTTAGTTGGATTGGAGTCAATTCATCCGTATTAATTAATTGGATTTTTGATGAATCTATATATTCAATGATAAACGTTTTATTATCTAAATTTTCATTCAACTGTGCTTGAAATCGAACAATATCCCCCAATTGCAACGTCATTATTTTATTTTTATTTTTCGAAGAAATTTCTTCTAATTCTTCTATTTGTTCTATTTGATTTTCCAATTCGGGTTCTAATTCGTTTTCCATAGTTAATGACATTACCTATAATAATATTAGAAAATTATATCTTTATGATAAAAAATATATAAGTGATATAAGACTTTGTTATGGTGGTTCTATACAATATGACCATTGTCATCTCTGTGCTATTTGCTAAATCACCACATATATTTGGTAAAATTTTTTGCGCGTAACTAAATGTTTTAGGTAATTTCATGAATGCATTTAACATCTTGTCTAATAATTTATGGTGCTCTGGTTCTCTTCTATTCCATGTTTTCTCGCAATACTTTTTAACCGTATATTTGATATTGGTGCAGACATTGTTCGTTGGATTTCATAAATATAAAAAAAGTTATTCAATTTTTTATATTTATATTTATTTATATGTTTATAGTTATATAATGGCTCGTCACAGTAAAATATCGCGAAAATATAGTAAAAGTGGTAAAAAGAGAAGTATTAGAAAAAGTACAAAAAAACGTAAAATTCAACGTGGTGGGGTTGGATGGGGGGATCGGTGCGCAAAAAATAGTACTACGACTTATATGTGTGATTCTGGTCTCATATGTAAAGAGGCTCTCGCGTTATATGCATCAAACTATAGTTTCGGTCGAATATTTGGGTTAAAAACACCCAGACCAGATGAAGTGACTACTTGTCAACGGCCTTAACCGGCATTATTAGGTTAATGCCGACAATGCATTTTTTAATTTATCCGTTACCGATGTATCTGATGTAGTTGATCCCGTTACTGATCCCGTTACTGATCCCGGCCCCGATCCTGGTACCGATCCTGGTACCGATCCTGGTACCGATCCCAATGCTGATCCCATTACCGATCCTGATACTGATGCAGGTGCAAATGGGCCTAATTTCCAACTATATTCCATTAATGGATCTGGTGGGACATTGTTTCCGCTACTATCTGACAATGAATATGGGCAAGAATAATTGGGGGGATTGTTTGTTAATTCGCATGGATTACATGATCCATTTATAAATGTAAATCCAGGAATCAATGATGTTAATTGATCGTTCGGAACAGGAATTGTTGGATTACCACTTGCATCTTGTTTCATGAACGAATAATTGCCTGCACTATCCGCAACACATCCACCATATCCTCTTGCAGTCATACTAAAAACGTTTATGGTTCTCACATTTCCCAATATATACTGTATAGTTCCAAATGGATACATCGTTTGAAAGCCGGCTACAGTTGCATTTATGTTATCGGATGTTTGTGGCGGTTTTGCGGTCGCATTTTGTTGATTCAAGTATAACGTCGCTGCTTTTATTTGATCTGGTGTCCACGACCAAGTACCAGTTGAAATATATTGTTGTGCTTCAGCATCAGTTGCAAATGGTATAAAAGATGAATTCATCACTTGAGTTGTTGATTGCTGCAACTGTGTAATGGATTGTGTGCCAGGAGGAGTTGCAACTTGTTCTGCGGCGTACGCAATTTTAGCCCACGCGGGAGGGAAATTTTTAATTGTATCCGCCGACCAGGTATTTGTCATGCCCTCTCTAAATGACGCAACTGGCGAAAATATGTATATGAAAAAAATAACAACACATAAAAATAATAATAATTGAAGATATATTTTTTTATTAAACATTATTCGCTTTATAGTATAATCCAATATAATATTCTAATTCCAATAACCTAAAACTTGACTCTAATATTTTGATAAACTATTAATGCTGCAGCAACGCATTCTTTTAAATTTTGTTTAACTACTCCTTTATCCGAAATATCATGGTACGCAACTCGAATAATACTATCTGAATCGTGAGGGTGCATTTTTTTAAATCCACAATACGATAATGTTTTCACACCTTCAAAGAATTTCGAATATAATATATATTCAATTACTTTACCAATAGTATAATCCTCGTTTTTCAAAATAATATCATATGAATTATTCAATGTATTTACTGACGGCGTAATTTCAAGACTATCTGTATCAATAAGCGTATCTAATTCCTCCAATTTTATAATAATAATCTCGCATGCTTTTTTCACTAAATCGTGGTTCGTAAAAATACCAACTGTCTGTACAATAAAATCGAAACTATCTGGTCTAATTACCCGCTGTCCGTCTAACAATCTCCAATCTTTTGATTCAAATTCGATCGCCGCTTTATCCAATCCCTTTTCTTTCCATGCATGTACTTTTTTAGTTAATTCAATTTCTTGTTGTATTGGATCTACCGTATATCCATAGGAACATGTACTTACCACATTAAACATACTATCCAATTTAGCATTTCCGATTGAAAATTCACACGTTAATTGCAATCTTTCGCCAAGAATTTCGGCCGAGATTTTAGGTCGAAGGCGCGCAAAATCTATATAGTATCCCGTTTGTTCACACGGGGGGAATATTGTTCGAGCATCCTTTTCGGATAAATATTCGCCAGTTTGTACATTTTTAATTCTAAAATCTTCAGTCGTTACAAACATAATAGTATCCGTCAAATTTTCCTTGTCGACCTCCACAATATAATTCTGTAACGGCATTTGTAGGTCAGTGATATGGATCGGAATACAACTAAGTCGTTGTTTCAATATTTCATTATTTAGCCGTGTTGTATTAATTGTAATATTCGCTTTATTTGATTCATATGGACTTGTTCTAAATACGACTATAGGAATATCAGATAAAAGGGTTCGTCTAATTGCATTCGCCAGACTTACATTTACTCCCGACAATGTAAACGTTAGTGTATCTCCATCTTCCATAATTGTTTGAATTAGTGGATTCATTGTTGTTTTGTTTGTATTGGGTTTTTTGGGTATTTGGGTATTATTATAAAAAGGTATTTTGTGTTTATATTATTTAGGTGGTATTATTTATTATTATTAATATTATTAATCAATTTTTTATAAAAATGAGTTAAAAAGATAATGCAAAAACCTATTATTAGAATATTAGAATAAGAAATAATGGGTTCAATATTATATTATTCGAATTTTTGCGATCATTCAAAGAAATTGCTGCAAACTCTTTCAAAAACACAAGTTAGTAAAGATATTCATTTTATTTGTATTGATAATCGTGTTAAAGATAATACAGGTAAAGTTCACATTGTTTTGGAAAATGGGCAAAAGATAATTATGCCCGAAAATGTAAGCAAAGTTCCCGCCCTATTATTATTAAGTAATAATTATCAAGTTCTTTACGGTGACCAGATTTATAATCATCTTAAACCTAAACAAGAAGTTGTTACTAAACAAGCTACTCGAAATAATATGGAACCAGAACCTATGGCGTTTTCTTTAGGAGGCGGCGGGGGTGGGTTTGGAATTGCGTCTGATCAATATAGTTTTTTGGATTTAGATGCTGATCAGATGAATACTAAAGGTGATGGAGGATTGAAACAAATGCATCAATATGTAAGATTGGATCATGTGGATACTATTAGTACGCCACCAACAGATGAACAGGATAAACAGGGAGGGCGGTCTAGCGGGAATATGACGCTGGAACAATATCAACAACAGCGAGATAAAGATACATCGACCTTACAATCTTCACAAAAACGCTCGGTTGTATAATATGAAGACCAAACAATAAAATAAAAATAAGTATGAAAACAATTTAGAAAAATATTGGTGTATTCTAATAATAAAAAATAACATGTCATCGACCCAAGTATCAACCCTACTTACTGCTTTCAATGATCATTTTATGGAATTTGTTAATGATATTATACGTGTATTTCCCGAAGATCCTGATATTCTGGCAGCAAAAACGTCATTCAGTTTAATCAGAAAAGCAAATCCAAAAATGATTGTTAAAATATGGCAAAGTTATGTCATACATAAATATGGGGCGGAAATTGAGGCGGGAGATATTAGTTTTTTTGTGAATAAGGATTATGGCGACGATTTAACGAATTCGGGTAATTCTGATAAAATTGTAGAGGCGATTGATCGATTACGTAATCCAGTGAAATTGATGAATCCAGATGAACAGAAGAAGGTTATGAAATATATGCAAAATCTTAAAAAGCTATCCACTATGTATCATTCACACATGTAATTTGTTTTGTTTTGTTGGTTGTTTTGTTGGTTGTTTTGTTGTTGTTTGTTTTGTTGGTTGTTTGTTTTGTTGGTGTTTGTTTTGTTGTTGTTTGTTTTAGTAAATAATACTATTTCAACAAGTTTAACTTAAATATTATTATTCTATTACACATATAATAATAATGTCATCCCCAGATGAACCAAAAATAGAAATCCCAGCCGAATTTTCAAAACTTATCACGGATTTTATTACCGATATTACAAATACTTTCCCAGAATACGGTCCAATTATTAATAAATGGTGGACGGTAGACGATGCCATCAATATGGTATTTAAACACTGTGTCCAAGTTTTTCCTGATCGATTTTTTGATATTTTGTATCAAAATGAAGAAATGTTTAGCAAAGAATCTGATGTTAATACGGAATTTTTACCCGGATTAAGTTTTAAATATATGTGGCAATGTGATATTAGCACTAAAACCAAAGAAACTATTTGGAAATATCTGCAATTGATTTTAATTTCTATTGTTGGGTGTGTAAAGGATCGCAATACATTGTTCGGGGATACATCTAAATTGTTCGAATCTATTAATGAAGATGAATTTAAGGGAAAATTGGAAGAAACCTTGGAGAAAATGCAGAATTTATTTGAACGACCTGCCACTACGACAACAGTAGCGGTAGCAGAAGCAGTAGCTACAACAGTAGCAGCAGATCCACCCGTCATGAGCGAATTACCGCAGATGCAAGATCATATTGCCGGCATGTTGAATGGAAAATTGGGGGAATTGGCGAGGGAAATTGCGGAAGAGACTGCGGGGGATATGGATATATCGATGGAAAATATGACGGATGTTAAAGATGTATTCCAAAGTTTATTTAAAAATCCCGGGAAGTTGATGGGACTTGTTAAAAATGTCGGAGATAAATTGGATTCGCGAATTAAATCGGGGGATATTAATCAAAATGAATTAATTGCCGAGGCTAGTGAAATGATGGCAAAAATGAAGAATATGCCAGGAATGGATAATATTCAGGGAATGTTGAGTAAGATGGGTATGGGTAATGGGGGTGGTGGAGGAGGTGGAGGTGGAGGCGGCGGAGGTATGGGAGATATGATGAATATGATGAATAATATGATGGGTAATGGTACTACTAATAATAATAGTAAATTGGATACGACGAAAATGGAACGTAATATGAAGGCCGCCCAAACAAAAGAACGTATGAAGAAGAAGATGGAGGCGAAACATGTAGCTGAAATGATCGCCAAAGCCAAGAATGTTGTTATGACTGCATCTGGACCAGTATCAGCATCAGTAACAGCATCAGTAACAGCAACAGTAACAGCATCAGTACCATTAATGACAGATGATGAATTAGTTGCTTTTTTTAGCGAATGTGATCGAGCAGAAAAAACACCGAGAAACGCAAATCGTAATAATGCTTCTATCGCTATTACCGGGACCAGTCCATCCATTACCATGACTGCTCCAACAACTAACCCAATAACTAATTCAGTAGTATCGTCAGGCGATAAGAAAAAGAAGAAGAAGAAGATGTAAACTGGAAAACAAATAAACAAATAAAACAAAACAAAGAATATTATATATAATTTAGTAGAGATATATATATAATATAATAATAATGTCAACACAATTTTGGATAAATGACCCGACCATATTATTAAATAGAGATCATATTTCACAAGTATGGATTAGTCCCAAAATGTCATTTGAAGAAAAATTAAATGCAATTACGCGATTAGTTATTTTATTAACTGTTTTAGGATTTTTCTTAACAATGTCTCATGGTCTTGTTATTTTTGGTCTGTTTACTTTAGCTATTATTGTCGCATTATATTATTCCCGAAAAAGTCAATGGGCTAAAAATGGTGGCGATGGCAGTGGTGGCAGTGGCGAGGGGTTTCAAAATATACCCGTCAGTGAATCCAAAAGTCATAAATTATTGAATCCTGCAACATTAGAGCCTTTTTTAAAGTCGGAATTTGAACAAACAAGTAAAAAGAATCCATTATCCAATGTTTTATTAACTCAAATCCATGATACTCCTAATCGATTAGCTGCGCCACCTAGTTTTCATACTGAAGTTTATGAAGATATCAATACTAGTACTAAAAAAATGGTGCAAATGTTAAATCCTGGTATTAAGAGTACTAATAAACAACTTTTTGGTGATTTGGGTGAAAAATTCGAATTTGATCAATCTCAACGGTCTTTTTATAGTACTGCAAATAGTAAAGTATGCAATGACCAAGGCGCTTTAGGACAATGGCTTTATGGATTCATGCCTTCGGCGCGCGAAGGTAATCAATTTGCACTTTTACAGGATAATCAGAGATATTTATTATATTAGTAAATTGTGTAGACATCTACATATTTACTGTAATCTAAAAAAATTGATTTTGAATGATTGCAGTAAATAATAATTATAATCAAGATTTCAATATGTATAATTATTTGGATATAATAACTCCAAAAATAATTACCATTTTATCTAGACCAATAAAAGAATTTTTAACTTATGATATGTTGGATACTGAAAAAAATAAAAGTAATAAATTAATCGCATTGAAAGAAAAACAACGACAAATGAAAATCGGTGAGATTATGCAAACGTGTTTAGGAAATTATGATACATTTATCGATTTGGGAGTTGGTCATTATAGCGGATTGGATATTATGTCAGCTGAAAGAAAAATAATTATTGAATTGAAAAATAGAACAAATACAGATAATGCATCTTCCAGAAAATCAAATTTAGATAAACTAGCGTTATTCAAAAAAAATAATCCCAATTATTTATGTATTTATGGTTGTGTAAATGATGATACCGAAGAAAAAACAATGATGGGTGGTATAAAACAAATTGTCCATAAAGATGGTGAAATATATCAATATGTAGGCGATTCATTACTTACATTGATTTTGGAAGACAATAAAACGATAATTATTGACTACATTAGAACTATCATAACTAATTATTATATCGATAACGATTGAAATAAACTATTGCCCATGTGTCTTGCCAATTCAACTGGAACTGCATTACCTATTTGTTTGTATTGTGATGATATGCTTCCATTAAAAGTATATGTATCATCAAAAGTTTGTATTCTAGCATATTCTCTAATTGACAACGGGCGATCTTCTAGCGGATGACATCGTTCTGTTTGTTTTTGGGATGGTGTGCATAATAATGTCAATGATGGTTTTTCCATAGATAATCTATACAATATTCCACGTTTTCCGCCACCAGAATAATAACTATTTCCCAAATATGATTTTTGTTTATCTTCTGATAAATTTACCCAACATCCACCTTGAGGAATATATTTAAATAGTCTTATTTTTTCTTCATTATATTTTGCACATGGCGATATTGGAACATTATATAACACATCTTTTAGGACTACTTTTTTTTCAAGTTTTTCGGGAAATGTAAATATAAGATTTTTATCTTTTAACGTACCTACAATAAATACTCTTTCTCTTTTTTGCGGGACATTATATTCTGACGCATTTAACAACTTATATTCGATATTGTATAAATTTTCTTTATTCAATAACGCAGTGATTTTTTTAATGCTTTCTCCCGAATTATGGGTAATCAATCCTTTTACATTTTCGATCATAAATATTTTCGGTTTAATTATATGCAACATATCAACAAACTTTAGCATTAATTCGCCGCGAGGATCATCTAATCCTTTTCTCAATCCAGATTGCGACCATGATTGACACGGAATTCCGCCGGTAAGTACATCAACCTTACCTATATATTCAGTCAAATCTAATTTTTCCATTGCAGAACAAATAATATTAATATCTCCGTGATTTTGTTTCAATGTTTCACAACAATCTTTATTATTATCATTCAATAATAACGGAATAAATCCTGATTTTATCAATCCGCTACTAAGTCCACCTGCGCCCGCGCATACTTCTATAAATGTAAATTTTTTTGATGGAATAGTATTATACTGGCTTTCTTTAGACATTATTTTACACGTATAATTATAATTATAATAATTATTTTTAAATCAATTTTAAAATTAAAATAACAAATAACTGTAAAAATATTATATAATTATAGATAAAATAAGATAATAAGAGATGGCATTTGTAACTGATTATACTTTTTTTAATTCTGGTAGAATTGGCGACGATATTTGCAATCAAGATCAAAATACGATTCAAAATGCAGCACAATCTAATTATTTGCTCCAAAATTATTTTGCAAAGGATTGTTCTATGCGCCAACCCATTAATTTGGCATTAGAACAACCCGGTATCAATTACAATGGTCCTAGTTCTGTCGGTGATGGGGGGTGTGTTGTTGATGCATCCTCCAAATTGTTGATCGGGACTATTCAGACTCATCCAAAATGTCGCATTGATTTATTTCAACGCCCATTTAGCACGGTCCCTTTTTTGGGACGTGGATCAGTTGATCCCATTCTTGAATCGCAGATTATGCAGGGCGATATGGGGACAAATAAACGATCTGTCACGAATTTGACGGAAAAGAGTTATATTAAATACCAGAATACACCGCTCCTATCAAATATTAAAGATCGTGTCACTAACCCCGCATATTGTGTTGAGGGCGTTGCATCTGAAGGATGGATTCGTGGCGGTGTTCCTTCCCGCGAATTAACGCGTGACCGCGATTTTAACAATATGCACACATCGAATCAATATGCTTAGATTAGTTATTAGTTATTAGATAAAAAGAGATATAAACATTTTATTTTATTAGTATTATTGATACTACCAATAAAATTATATGTCTAACCATATGTCTAACCATATGTCTAACCATATGTCTAATCATAAGTACAATTCAACATTTATTTGCACCTATAATTATTACGATCCGTCATTAAATCATATTAAATCGGCGGATGGACGTGTTGTTAATTTAGATGATTGTGTTGATTTAGAAGATTGTGCTGATATTGTATACAAATCCGAAATGTTACAGATATTTAATTTACAAGAATATAATGATGATGCTATTTACAATATTATACTGGAAATATATGCATTATTAAAAGATCACGATGAATTGAAAGAATGTATGAAAAAAGTTGCCGAGGTATATTTAAGTGAAGATTTAGAGATTGGATTTTTCGGGTTGTTTGCATATAATTATTTTTTCTTAACACACCGATGTATTGGTGAATTTATGAAATCGGGGAAAATTTCTGATGAAACTATTATATTATTGCAAATGCAGACAAACGCTTAGTGTTATGAGTATTGGTATTTTGTCAAGATATTTTATGTTATGGTATGTTATACAATGGCATCTACACGAAATATAAATACTCCCGGAAATTATTATTTGGAACAAAAACAGTATAAGGAAAATGAAGGATATACCATGTACTCGAATTCACAATACGGTGCGGCATATAATACACAACTTCCCGGAAATGGTGTAAATCCCGGTCAAATTCCATGGAATCAATTATCTAATAATGCTGTTCAAATTGAATCCTTTTTGTTCGGTATTAATTCAACGAATTTAGTTCAAGCTCAACCCACATTATATCCTGAATTTAAGACATTGAATACTGCCAACTTTTTTGAAAAAACAGCGACGTTAATCCCTGAACCACTTGTCGTCCAGAAATTCCAACGTCCGTTCCCTTGTCCCAATTAATTTTTGTTGTTGTTGTTGTTGTTGTTTTTATTATAATATAATATTTCGATATTGTATTATCATCAATGTCATATAAAGATTATTTAGGACCTAGACGGTGTTGTAATACTGGTTCGTTGGGACCACAGGGATCTATGGGTCAACCCGGTCCTATTGGCCCGATGGGATATAATGGAGTTACCGGCGCTCAAGGAAATCAAGGATCAGCGCGGATATATTGCATTTCCCAGTAAATATCGTGAATTATCTAGATTTGAAGGACAATATCGCGGGTATATACATCATCGATGGATATTTACGATAAAAAATGAAGTCGTCTACGGATTTCCAAAAATCAATTATCTTGAAACTAATTTTATTTTTGATCATGTATCCGATATTTCTGAAAACAAATCCGATTTATCTTTTTTCTGGAAAGATACAATTCCACTTAAATATATAAATAATAATTTCTTGGGTCCTAATATTGCATCGGTCATATCTTAATATAATAATTTATGTGACCCGACTTATATTTAGAGTGGTGTATCGAGTTCAAACTTAACATCATCTAATTCTGGTTCTAATACAGTCTTGCCATTTTCTCGTTTTTCTTCTATCATCGCCGGCAATTCGTTATCCCGCCAATCAATAAAATCCTGGACCAGTGCATTTTTTATTTCGCCTGGTAACGAATCGGCTTTTGTACACGCATCATTTATCTCTCGAATAACATCCACGAATTTCAGATTTTCTTTATCATACCCAGATTTACCGAAAGATACTACCATTTTCACCGTATCTTCGGGGTTCATATTATTGAATGCTAAGCGAACCATTGCATTCTTATATTCACCGCGTTCCAATAAATATTTTCCAATTTTGAAACACATTTGCGCCATTATTATTGTTGTTTTGTTTAACGCGAATTCTTTATATACTATTCAATATATTGTGTATAAAAAGTGGTAACATCATTGGAATTGCACCCCAGAATGCAGACCAGAAATAATTTAAATGGTTGTAATATTTATGTAAACTTGGAAATAACATTGTTTTTCTGAAAATAAAATCAAGAATAATTCCATAAATAGCTAAATATGTATATGCTGGTCGAAGTCGAAATCCGTATAAATAAATAATATAAAAGATGGTCATCATTCCGCCCGCAATAAATAATGATTCAATTGATCCGTGTTGTATAAAATATGGCGCAAGTCCCCATCCATCTCGGCCTCCCATACGAAGATATTTTGTGGCAAATTGTAATAACGCATCTCCAATAAATCCGACGATACATGAAATAGCTACCAAATGTTCGATTTTGAGCATTATTATATTACTAATAGATAATAATTATTATTATTATTATTATGCATCGCCGATTTGCGGTAATTCTGTTGTCATATTATTATTATTGCTCATAATATATTCGATTTTATTTTTTATATAATTTAGCGGAGTTCTTACCACGTCATACGTTTTTTCAATAAAATCAATATGTTTGCTCATTTTTGAACAATCTGTTTCGACAATTTTCATATTTTCTTCGATTTTAGTGATTCGCGATTCAATATTTTGTAGTAATTGTATTATAATATCTAATTTGGCATCAATTTCCATTTTATTATGTTTTTTTTGTTTTTGTTTTTTATTTTATTGATTTATTGATTTATTGATATAATATTTTATGTTTTTATGTTATAATAAATATATCACTATAATAAAACTATAAACAAAAACATAATATGGCATTTACGAGATTCCACGATGATCCTTGCAGAATCCAAAAACAATTGCAACAATCCACTGATCCCGGAAGATGGGTATTAAATGTACCTGGCAATGGAGCGACTCCTGATTATATGGCAGATCCGCATATCCGTATTCAAACATGGGGCGGGAATTTAATGACGAATTGTGTAGATTTGGAAGGGGAATTGCGAGGGGTTAATCGCAAATTAAGTCGCGATTGTTTAGGAAAAGATCAATATCAACGATTCAATGTCCCGTCCAAGCCCATCCAATACCCAACAAATTCAAGTATGTATACTGAAGAATCCAGGGCTATATTACCCGCATGGCAGTTTCGTGATTTAGAACAAGTAGATTGGTATTATCCACCATTAAATCCACAAGAAAATACCTGCATGCCTTTTACCAATAATTTAAGCACCCGGATTTTAGAAAAGGATTATTTTGTTGCACAAATTCCGTGCATTTACATAAATCCGTCAAATCAATTACCGCTACCTATGGCACCAGTTAAAGGTAAATATGTCGGGGGAACTGAAATATGCACTACCACAAACGGATGTGTTTCCGTTCCCAATTCCGGCCCCAATTCCGTTCCCAATTCCGGCCCCAATTCCGTTTCCAATCCCAAGAAATAGACATATTGAAATAAAAATAAGAACAAATAAAATAATAAATTTATATTTATATCATATAAATATCTATTATAAACATAATATAATAAACAATAATGGAAATCGGATTAACTTTATTAGGATTAGGTGCCGCATATGTTATTTCGAATCAATCGCCCTCATCATCAAATAAATCATCGGGGCATTCACATAACAATAAAAATAAATATACGCGAGAAAATTTCGCTAATTTAAAACAACAGAATACAAATTATTTACCAAATACTGATATTCCTATCCAAAATTATCCAGTTACCAATGTAAACGCATTATCCAACAATATTAATGGATACAATAATCCAAATCAAGCAACTGATAAATATTTCGATCAAAATAATTATGAAAATAATCAAAATGCAGGAGTTAAAGTAGGTAATAATATTCAACAAGTCTATTCTTTAACCGGACAATATGTAGATACTTCGAATTTTGAACATAATAATATGGTTCCTTTCTACGGAGGAAAAATTAAAGGACAAGTTTATAATGTTGATACTGCAGAAACTATTTTGGATAATATGATTGGTTCCGGGTCTCAAGTTATTAAGAAGATTGAACAGGCGCCTCTTTTTAAACCACAAGATAATATGCAATTTGCAAACGGCGCGCCAAATATGAGCGATTTTTATCAATCCCGTGTTAACCCCGCTATGAAAAACAGTAATGTTAAACCATTTGAATCGATTTATGTCGGTCCCGGGTTAAATCAAGGATTTACTGCCGAAGGAAGTCTTGGATATAATTCCGGGATGGAAGCACGTGATTCATGGTTACCTAAAACCGTCGACGAACTCCGCGTTTCCACCAATCCTAAATTGGAATATACTTTAGAAGATCATCAGGGTCCATCTTATTCAACTGTTAAAAATTTAGGACAAATTGGGAAAGTCGAGAAGTATCATCCCGACACATTTTTTATTCAAACTCAAGATCGTTGGCTCACCACTACCGGGCAAGAAAAGGGCGAAACATTACGTCCTGTCCAGGAAGATAGACCTACTGCGCGCGCCGCACAAACTCGGTCGTATACCGGTGTTGCTGCTCCATCCGAAAAAAATGCAGGGTACGCTGAATCACATTACGAACAACCTCGTCGTCCGGTTCTTCAAGCAAATGATATTGGTCCATCTGCCGCTCAAAATCGCGGATCGCATTTAGATAAAGATAATGCGCAACGCAGTCATACCAATTATACAAATAATCGCGCCATGGCGAGACAACCTGATACACTTAGAAGTGGATTTAGTGGGGCTATTGGCGCGGTAATTGCGCCAATTATGGATATTTTCAAACCTGTCCGCCGCGAAGAATACGTTTCGAATATTCGCATTTATGGCGACGCGGTTTCACAGACAAAACAGAATTATGTGATGAGCCCCGGCGATGTTCCTATTACCACTGTCAAAGAAACTACCGTATATTCTCCCAATTTCTATATCGGTAATCAAATCGAAGGAGGTGGGTATATGACGGCAGAACAGCAGGCAATTAGTAATCAACGCGATACAACATTGTGCGGCGATATTGGAAATCCGGGCGGTAATTCAGCGGGATGGGGGAATATGAATTACGATAGTGCATATATGCAGACTAATAATGAATCGAAAGAGAAGGCGGTTGTCGGTCGAACGAATCATGGAAATACTCAAGTGTTTAATCAACAAATGAATGTGAATATTGCCCGAATCGATAGCGACCGCAATAATACGCGAACTTTTGTCCCTACCAATATGCCACAAATGCCTATTGGAAAAGAACAGTACGGGAAAATCCATGCCCCTCAATATTATAATGAATGTGTCGGATGTGATCGTATTTCGCCTGATATTTTGTCAGCATTTAAGAGTAATCCTTATACCCACAGTCTAACGGATTGTGTGTAAATTTGGTTGTTGTAGTTGTTGTTTGTTATAGAGATCGAGTATTATATTATTTTATCTAATCTGATAATATAATAATATATTGGTTAAAAAAATGAAAATTATTAAAAACCTTGAAAAAGTAAATTGGGTTTCTCTGTCTATAACATTTATTGTTATTAGTATAATTTGCGGTATTATTGTATTTGCGTTACTAATTTTAGCATTAGTATATTTATTCAAATGGATTTACGGTATGGGAACTGGCCTTGGCATTGGTATCAATGAATCCGATATTTCCAAATTAACGGATTTATGGATTAAAGAAGTGACGGTAAATAATGACCCGGAAGCCGTTGCTAAATTGTTTTGTTCCGATGGAACATTGGTCGGTACTGTTTCTCAAGTTAAACGTCGAGGAACAGATATTAGACGGTATTTTGATTATTTTGCAAAATTACCGGGAATAAAAGTCGTATCCAAAAAATATAATATTTCAAAAGTTTCGTCGAATGTATATATCAATACTGCCTTTATAAGATGGAAATGGAATGGTCTATATGATCCAATAATGACTCGTATGACATTTATTTATAGCGGAAAATGTATTTTTCAATTACATTCGTCCAAATTACCCGAAGTCAATGATCAATTGTTCCAAATAAGTAATATGGTATAACCGATGTAGGATAAGTATATTATTATCGTTAGATTTGGATATAAAAAATATATGTTATTATTATTCACATATTCAAATGCAAAAGTCTAATAATGATAATCAATTAAAAATTCATGAAGATATAATGCATAAATTACACTATTTTCATAATATCCATAAAATCCCCAATATTATTTTTCATGGTCAAACTGGATGCGGGAAAAGAACCATTGTCAAGAATTTTATAAATATGATTTATAATGGCGATAAAGAACGAATTAAATCTTTTGTGATGCACGTGAATTGTGCTCACGGAAAAGGAATTAAATTTATTCGCGATGATTTGAAATTTTTTGCGAAAACACATATTCACAGTAATGGCGGGGATATTTTTAAAAGTATTGTTTTATTGAACGCGGATAAATTAACGAATGACGCGCAATCTGCTATGCGAAGATGTATTGAATTATTTAGTCATACTACACGTTTTTTTATTATTGTGGAAGACAAATATAAGTTATTGAAACCTATTTTATCGAGATTTTGTGAAATATATATTCCCGAACCAACGGCTACCATAACAAATTTATATAAATATAATTTGGAAGAAACATTTAAATTAAAAGATGTTAAAACATTGCGCGCCGATTGGTTGAAAAAAGAAATAATGAAATTGATTGATAGTGCAGGAAATGATGCGGCCAGTAACCTAATAAGTTTTTCGGAGAAATTGTATGAAAAAGGTTATAGTGGTCTGGATTTAATACAATTGATTGAAAACCGTAAATATTTTACCGATATTTTATCCGACAAAAAAAGATATGAGCTTTTATTTGCATTCAATAAAGTACGAAAAGAATTCCGAAGTGAAAAATTATTAATTATGTTTATTTTGAAATTTTTGGTTTTGGATAACGCGGATACCAATTTAGAAAATATGTCATTTATTTGAAATTTGTATATTATGTAATTAGTGGCATAATTTATTTTTTTCTTGAAATGGTAAATATATCAATAAATACACTGCATAATAAATCATTATTGAGTTTACTACCCAGCACCACATCGACCCTACACTTTGATCGCGATAATAATTATATAGAATAATTAAGTATGTAGTAATACCAAAAATAAATCCAAAATAGGTTTTATTATAGAAAAAACTAAATAAAAAGAAAAATAACCACACAATTAAAAAAATAGGCTCTTTCTGGGTTAAAAACGGCCATTTAAGATGTCCCATTTTTGATACAGATGAATACATACGAGTTGTAGAAAACATATAGATTGAATATGTACTCGCGTATATAACATACATAATAATAATCCATTTTTTAAGATTAGTGTCGTTGAGTATCATAATTGAAATAATTGGTTGAAACAATAATAATATGAACGCCATAATAGAGAAAAATGAATTGTAGTACGAATTGTGTATATTTACCCAAATAAAATATTCAATCAGTTGCATTGTAATAAATGAAATAAAAAACATGTATACCCAAAAATGATTGAGTTCCGGTATTTTGTATTTAGTAAACGCATTATTGTACACGACTAATAATAATACAAATATACTAAATAAAAATGTATTCAATGATATATCTTTATTCCAGCACATTATTTGTCTGTCTAACTGTCTATTACTATTACAGTTTATTATAATTGTTTGTATAGCGTTATAACTATCCAAAAAATATATTTCCTTAAAATATTATGGACGATTTCGGAGTAAGTGGATTACATGAATCGAAAAACGAATGGGCTTCACGATTAGTTACTATTTTAACTCCATTAGTCGGTGAAGGTGTGAAATCGATTTTTGATGAAGCCGTGAAATTGTGTAAAGAAAACGGTGAAATGGATAAATATTTAATGACATTCCAGAATTTCATTAGCCGAATTCCCAAATGGAATGCAACTATTATTGAAACCGAAAAAAATCGAATTGTTGAAAGAAGTTCTTGTGGATATTTAGAAGATTTAGTTACTTGTGTTCATATTATTCAATTGAAGTTATTGAGTGCCGTACGTGTCGGTCAAAAACAAAAGAAAATCGATGTCAATATTCCCAAACTTGATGATTTTATTCATAAAATATATATTAATGTTGCACGAAAAATATATAAAAATGTCTATTTATTTGAAATCAATATTGCGCCATTACAAGTCCAGAAAAATCACCGGGAACTTGAAGTTATTATTCAGGAATGTATTTTGAATACGGTCCGTGAAAGCATCCCAGTTGAATCTATTTTGCGGGCATATATGGACGAAACTGTCGAAGAAGATGTTATCGAAGAAATCAAGGAACAGATTATTGAAGAATCTATTGCTCCTTCTGTACCCGTGCCCGCACATATTAATACCGAACAACAGTCCGTTAATACATCTGCTAATACACCCGTTAATACAAACGCATCAATAGATGGTGAAAGTATTGTATCATCGGCGGCACCATCAACGGCAGCATCAACGGCATCAACGGCATCATCGTCTAATTTATCCTTTAATGATGTAGATTTTGTGCGCGATGTTGATAATAATGAAGCAACTATTAATGCACCTAAAGATGATGATAGTTTAGAAAGAATTAGTGCTTTACGAAACGCACAACGGAAATTGGAGTCGGAAGAGGATGATGATGGTGGTAGTGGAGGAGGAATGCGATTAAATATTTCTGATCAGAATATTAGTTTAGATTCTTTAGATGTTCAAAATATTGATTTTCCCGATATTACTTTAATCCCTGATTTATTGAATGATATTGAAATTTTGGTTTAGTTTTTTTGATTAGTCTAATTTTAGGCATTATTTTTTGCGTAAAATTAGAAATAAGAATGTTCTGGTCTATTGTAATAATATTATGACAAGCATAACTAATGTTTATGTTGTTGCCGGAACTATATCCGTTATTTTTTTTATTGTTAAATTCATCGAAATGAGATTTGTTGATAAAGAAAGTATCCCATTGAAATATTTAATTCGTGATACCATCGTGGTGTTCTTTAGTGTACTCGCCGGATTATTTATTCTTGATCAATTGAAACCGGTTATCGATGAAAATATTACCCATGTTTCTAACCCCGCCGTTTTCACTGATAATCCAGGATTTTAATTTGTGCGCGTATATTATGGCCACGAATCCATTTTATCCATTACCAGACCAAGCTGCTTTTTTGAATAGCCCCAAGAAACGTAATCAACCAGAAAGCGAAAGCGGCGGTGATGATAATAGCCTCAAGAAACGTGGTAAATCGGTATTATTTCCACCATTATCTCCTTCTGACGAAAGTTCGCGGGGTACTATTGGCATTGAGCCAGAATCATTTACGGTGATGACGAAGGGGGTATTTGGCACGACAATACCCACCAATAAACCTTTTAATTTAGTTGATACTATAAGTTTCGTATTACAATTTTTTATAAAAAATAGGGTGTCCGATAATGAGTTAGATACAAGTGACGATTATAATAAATTGGTTACTAAACGAATTGATGATTTAACACATTTAGCCGTATTATATTATTCTGGCTGTAAACGCCACATACCGGAATTAACTTATCTGGATTTTGCCGTAGCATTTGTAATATATTATTTATCTACGAAAAACGACACATTTAATAATGCCGATATTATTGATATTTACGGGAATAAACCCACATCAAATAAAGTCGGAGATATTATAGAAGGCGGTGCAAATCCACAAAGAGTAAATTCATGTAGTTTTTGTTTAACTTCGTTTGATGCCCCAGATAGTAGTTTGACTGACAAATTATATGTTATTCTTGGCGGTAAAAGAAAAATAAGAAGAAATAATAGAACCAGTAAAAATAAGAAATCGAAAAAAAATAGGAAAAATAGAAAAGGTAAAAGTAAAAGTAAAAGAAGAAGATCTCGTCGTCTTATCTCCCACTAAATACTTTTACTACTGGAACAACTGCAACATTATGTTTGTTCATTTGTTCTTTATATTCTTGATACGTATATCCCCATTTATTATATTGAAATATCGGACCTAATATCGACGGCGCTTTTAATAATATCGGGTACTCCAAATTAAAAATAATTCCCATAATTCGTTCTAAACAACATCTATCCGGTCTTGTTTTTACTACATGTAATAAATTAAATAAACTATATTTTTTTTGCAGAAAATCAAGAAAATTATAATTAATAAACGATTGAACTCCAAAACAACCATTCCATAAATTAGTATTTCCAGACATTCCCAATAAATCATATCTCGTCTGTTTATCATTCAAATTTTGCATTATTTTTGCGTTATTTTTTAATGTGGACGATAACCGTATTGAATTTGGAATATTCTCTTCTTTTGCCACATCAAAATGCCACATCGGTATTACTTTTATTCTCATTCGTTCTAATTTTTCAAACGCAATTCGTTTATGGAAAAATACACTATCGTGAATTATCACCGCATTATTAAAATATCGATTTTTATGGAAATAATAGTACGGCAATAATTCACCACGTTGCGGAAATTCAGAATTCACGATTTCTACATTTTGATATTCATATTCCGCTTTCACAAATTCTTGTTTACTATTATCATCTATCACCACAATTTTACATAATGGATAAAATTTACGAATACACTTGATCGATTCATTCCAATAATTATTCGTTAATTCTGAATTCACATGTCTAGTAATTATGAATCCAAATCCAAATCCAAATCCAAATCCAACTGGCCTGGTTATTGACATTATTTATTTTATTTGATAATATCGTTATATCGTTATAATAAAATAAAATAAAATAAAATAGTTATTTCGGCGCAGTATTATACTAAACACGGCATTTCATCTATATTCATTACCATTTCATTTTTAGGAACAGTGGATTTTGAAATGGAGAATGCGTCAAATTCCGGTCGAATTAATTGAGCTTGTGGAATATGGTTGTGTACACATCGCGCTATCATCTTATATAATTTAAAATCAGGGTACCGTTCCGATCCATTTGTTTTATATAATACATTTATACCATTATCATCTAAACACCAATCTACTATTAATCTTGTCGCGGGTTCACATTTATCTAAATCCGCAATTTCATCTAAATCATCCACCATATAATCAAATATAGAACATGCTAGTCGACATAAATCAAAACTATAATTTGGATCTAGTCGCGGTTTTTTATTATTCATATACGGTTCTGTATTATATTGTGTCGATGCATCTTCGCCCATTTGAAAACTATCACTGCAAAATAATTTACCGTCGAATTTATATATTCCTCTTCCAAAATCAATGATTTTATATAATCGTCCAAATGTCGGTACTTTATAATATTTATTTTTGTAACAATAATATACACATTTTTTATCCGTTGAACTATACATTACATTATTCGTATGCAAATCATTATGCGTAAATGAAAACGCTTTTTGATATGTAATCAAGATCATAATAATTTGCATAAATGCAGATAACCATTCTTCTTGCGATAAGTCTTCTTCCATAATCAAACTATCAAATGTATTCTCGCAATATTCCATACAAATAACTTGTACCGGGAATTTGAGTAACGTTGCATCTATTCTTTGTTCTTCATAATCACTCGTGTTTGTGCTACCATTACTACTCGATTCGTCTGTCCAATCATTATCATCTTCTTTATTTCCCCCTTCTTCTATTCCGCTTTCTTCTATTCCACCTTCTCCCATTTCTTCATTTTCTTCCTTTTTATCATCAGACAATTCAATTATCTCATCTAATCCTAATTCATCGCAATTTGAACAATTGTTTTGCGGAGTTGATGAGTCTGAGGTATGCGATGTTCTTGATGAACATGTTGACCCCGAATCCAACGATCTTGCATGTGAACACGTATTACATTTCACTGTATCCATAATATCCGATAAATCGTCTAATGTAATATGCTCTTCTGCGTCTTCTGATTTGCCCGATTCTTCAAATAAGTTTTCGTATATATCATCATTTATCGATTTTATTGAAAGTGAATGCACTCCATCTTCTATTTTTAATGGAATTCGGGATTTTAATTTACCGCCAATTGAATTATCGTCGTTTTCACTTCTATCTTTATCTAATAAATGTTCATATTCATCCACTTTAAAAGCAATGTTTTTATTCTTATTGAAAAAATCCGATTTACATAAATAATCTAAATCGTCGAAAATATTTAATTTAAAATCGTTTTTTATCGCTAAAAATGAACCATAATAATCTACCCCGTGCACAAATCCGTGCTTATGTATCAAAATACTCGTTAGAAATGAAAAAAATCCATCAACATACGCCGAATTATTATGTTCCAATATTTTAGGATTGATTTTTTGCTCTTGTTCTTTCTGTTGTTGTTGTTTTGGTAATGCGATTAGTGTCGGGTCTGTCACGTCATATTTACCTATTAAAAACTTGAACGGGTCAAGTAGCGGCGCCATTTTAAAAAAAACATCCTTCTTTTTTGTTTTTGCTGTTGTATTCTCCGCGTTTTTTATATTACATCTAAACAAATTATCGCAATCGTCGATTTTCTCTTTAATATCCGTAATATACCATTTATGATTCAGATTAATAGAATTATAATTTGTCTCGTTTAATGAAAAAAATCTATCATAAATCGGTATATAATTTTGAATTTCTGAGAGAAATGTTAATTCTTGCGATTGAAATGTCGTAAATAAATCGGTATTCTTACGTTTCTCATAATCGATCTTGAATTTTTGTGGTATTATTGATCCTGTTGTCATTTAGGTAATTATTATATATTTTATATTACCTTTTAACTCATTATTCCTTAATCTATTGTTTTTTGTATTTTTTGTTTGTTGTTTCTACGAATATTTTATGATCATTGGTATCATAAGTACATTGAAGGCATGCCTAAACACTACTACTGCGTAGTGGAATGACACATGTGTCATTTTTGGCACGATGTCGTTTTACACCCTTTCACATTTCAAACACCGATAATTTAATATAAAATTGATTACTAAATTATGAAATAATAATAAACAACAAATAAAATGGAATTAAACGAACTTGTCTCGCAAGTTAAACAAAACAATAATTGGAAAAGCGAAAGCAGAATTATTGGAGAAGCGTGTGAAGATTATGTAAAAAATAAAATAAAATGTATTAGATGTAATAATAACAATTTTGAAAAATATAAAACAAATGAAAAATCAAAAGACTTAATTTGTGTAAGTTGTAATCAAAAATACCAAATAAAAGCAAAATGTGCTACTCATAAACAAGTAGATAATATTAAATGCAAAAAACAATTTAAGACAATTGGAGGAGATTATTCAACAACACTAAATAACATTAATGATAAAATAGATTACTTAATTATTTTATATGAAATTAATTCATTTTGTAATTTTTTATTTTCTTCTTCTAATAATTTATTTTTGGTTATAATTTCATCAACATTCATATTTAGTATAGTATGATAAATATTATTTATGTAATTTATCATAGTATTTAATTTGGCATTAAGCGTGCCATTTTAAATGTTCGAGGGTGTATATTATGATGAAAATTTAGTATAAGTTATTTTGAATGGACTATTTTGTGATAGTGAGTTATCTATTTGTATTTATATTATAAATATATACATATAATATAATTTTTTAATGTCTCTTGAATTGCGAAAATTTAGTATGAGCTCAATAAGCTTTAAACCGAACGAGGCCAAGGGCCCGGTTGTTGTGCTTGTGGGAAGGAGAGACACGGGGAAATCATTTTTAGTCAAAGATCTTCTTTTTTATCACCAGGATATTCCTATTGGAGTCGTGATTGCTGGAACAGAGGAGGGGAACGGATTTTACGGCAAATTGGTTCCCAAATTGTTTATCCACAATGAATACAACACGGCGATTATTGAGAATATTTTGAAGCGTCAAAAATCGGTATTGAAACAGATAAAAAAGGAGATGGAGGCGTTTAAACGAAGTACGATCGATGCAAGGACGTTTGTTATTTTAGATGACTGTCTTTACGATAATGCATGGTCGCGGGACAAGATGATGAGGCTTCTCTTTATGAACGGTAGGCACTGGAAGGTCATGTTAATCATCACGATGCAATTTCCATTGGGTATTCCTCCAACTCTCCGCACGAATATCGACTTCGTTTTTATTTTAAGAGAACCATATATCGCAAATAGGAAACGTATATATGAGAATTATGCGGGAATGTTTCCGACATTTGAGTCATTTTGTCAGGTAATGGATCAATGTACTGAGAATTTCGAGTGTTTGGTGATAAATAACAATGCAAAATCGAACAAAATCCACGATCAGGTGTTTTGGTACAAGGCGGATAACCATAACGACTTCAAATTAGGGAGTAAAGAGTTCTGGGAATTGTCGAAAGATATACATTCGGATGAGGAAGAGGAGAAATATGATCCATCAAACACCAAAAAGCGCGGACAAGGACCCAAAATTAGCGTCAAAAAGACGAAATGGTAGGGATAAATCTTGCTTTTTTATAGGGAAAGCAAGATTACTAATACTGCTTGTATAAAAACTGATTTTATAATATAAACTCGCTTTTATAAATCTTGATTTTAATATAATAATCAAGAATTACTACTTAAAGACTATTCTATTATATACACTATAATAGAATGCAAGAGTTAAACATCGTAGAATTAATCGAAAAGAATCCCATCTCAAGGCTGTCATGTGCGTACAATAATAAATTATTGTTAAAAATTAAAGAGAATTTTACTAGTTTTGAACAACAATTATTTGTAGGTAGCTTTTATTGCTATTTAAACTACGATAAAACCCTTGATTTTGTGGTTGATTTAGATAATGTGTGGAAGTGGTTAGGGTTTACTCAAAAATTTAATGCAATTAGAATGATAGAAAAACATTTTAAGATTGACATAGATTATAAAAATCTTGCTCCTCAAGTTGGAGGAGCGAGTTTAGACCAAGAAAAGGTTGCTTTGGGCAAATCCAAAGCGAGTTTAGACCAAGAAAAAGTTATCCAACACGGCGGCCAAAACAAACAAACCATCATGTTAACAATCCGTTGTTTCAAATCATTGTGCCTGAAAGCGCAAACAAAAAAGGCCGGAGAAATCCACGAGTATTACATGAAAATGGAAGAAGTTGTGCATCAAATCGTCGACGAAGAAACCGACGAATTGAGACTTCAGTTGGAACAAAAAGATAATATCATTTCAGAAATTAAACAGACTACGGAACAAGAAAAGAGCCAACTGAAAAAAGAAAAACAAAAAGCGGTAGAACAGGCCACGATCGTTCAATTTCCATTGAATACAGAATGTATTTATTTCGGGACAATTGACAATACAAATGTTCAAGAAGAAAAATTAATTAAATTCGGCCACACCAACAATTTATCAGAACGAGTACAAGATCATCATAAGAAATACGACAACTTTATTTTAGCTGCGGCGTTTAGAGTACAAAATAAAGTAGAGATTGAGAATCTTATCAAGACATACCCAAAAATCAAGCGTCAGATTAGAAGTATTGAAGTTAATGGAAAATCCAAGACGGAAATTATTGCATATGACAGCACAAATTTCACTATTGATCGATTGACGCGACATATTAAAGATATTATTCATTCAAAGACGTATAGTATCGATAATTTCAATCGATTATTGCAGAGAAACGAATTTCTAGAAAATGAAAGTTGTGAATTGAAAGAACAACTTGAAAAGAATAGAGTGGAAATAACCAAACAAATACTCGAAATAAATGAAATGCAGGAAACAATAAATACCCAGAAAAAGCAATTAGATATTATACAAATGGAAAATCAATCACCAGTCTACCAAAATGCGTTATTACCGGAAGACGAAATGACTCAAAAATTTAGCGAATTTATAGCAACTGAATGTATAGTAAGAGGAGATGTAGAAGTATCATCAACCGATTTGGAAGGCCAATATAGATTATGGAGCAGAACAAAACCGAGCAAGGAGATTTACCATGCATTAAAAAATTATCTGGATACACGATTCAAACATGCCCGTATAAAGAATCAAAATAAAGATCAAGTTGTTCATGGATATATTGGTGTAATGTTGAAAGATATTGAATATAAAAAATCGGCAGTTGCGTCGGATGTGGAAACATTTTTATTTCACGCATGTCGGTTTTCACCAAGTGGGAAAATCTTGAATTCGGTATTATTGGAAGAATATCAACGATGGAAAAAGAGTGTGAAGCGGGAAATTAAAGAAAATGATTTGAAAGAAATCAAAGATTATTTGAATTCAAGTAAATATGCAATTAAGGCAACAGTGTGGACGGTACAAGGTAGTAATGAAGGATATTATGGGGTTTCATTAAAAAGCGAGGAATATATCCATAAGAAAACCTCGTCAACTGGAAAAACGGTGGAGAAAAGGGAATTGGAAACAGGGCAAGTGTTGGGGACATGGGAAACAATTGCAAAGGCCGCGCAATATGAAGGTGTATGTACATCAAAAATGAGCCGATGTATCAAAAATAAGATTACGATCAAGGATTATTATTATGCGGTTAATGGTGCTGCTACTGGAACTGCCGCTACATACATGTAATAAATATAAATATTGTCAAACCACAATAATATTTATATTTTATTGTTGGATTATTTGTTCAATTTAGCTATAACATCAGTCATTTTTTAGTCAACTTTTACTGGAAATCACTCGATAAATCATCGTTGTTATTTTATTTTCTGAGCATTTGGCACCCGTTATACGCAACAATTCATTTATTTTATTTTTCAATAATTCGTGACCAGATAATTTTGGATTACTTATTACTATACCAGCTATCAATGCGTTAAGTGCTTTATATATTTTTGTTAAATGGAAATTACTATCATTAATTTGTATTGTATTATTTTGTAGAATGGATACATCTAGTATTTGGTCGTATATAATTAAATAATATATTTTTTCATCTAGTATCGCATTAATAGTAGGACACTCAAATAATAAATCTAATCCCCATCTAGCCGCGGTAATTGGAAATTTGATGGTATTTTCAAAATACGGTTTAATTTGTGGTGGCAATTCTTTAAAATCAATATCCGCCAATGCTTTATATCTACCAAAATTAATATCTTCTTTTTCTAAACTAATTTTAACAATATCGGGGTTATGATATGGCGAAATTTGAACAGATAATGTGGGAACTACCCAATGTATTAAATGGCCAATATCACTCGCCAATTTTTTAAAATTGTCTCTATTGTATACAGTACCTTGTTTTGGTAAAAGTATTATATCTACATCATCGCTCATATATTTTGGTGTATTTGGTATGTTAGATAATGCTAATTGAACTGCTTTGCCGCCTTTAAATACAATACGAATATCATTATCTTTTAATTTTTCGGATAATATTCCAAGTATTATAAAAATAAGACATAATTTTGAATTATAATGAGACATTTCATACCCCTCATATATATTTGACGGCATAGTTGCATATGTGGGTATATCATCTTCTATAATTGAACATATTTTATTATTATCTAATAACCATACCATATTATTTTTGAATTGCATTAATTCATTTGCATCGTCATTAAAAAAGGGTTTCCAAAATAATACGTTATTATCTGTCAATTGACGTAAAATGGCGACACGTTCTATTTCTTTTTGTATCCCTCTTTCTCTTTGTATCCTATCATTTTCTTCTTCTTGTTGTCTTTTCACTTCTTCTTCTTGCTGTCTTTTCACTTCTTCTTCTTGCTGTCTTTTCACTTCTTCTTCTTGCTGTCTTTTCAATGCCGCTTCTTCTTCTTGCTGTCTTTTCAATGCCGCTTCTTCTTCTTGCTGTCTTTTCGCTTCTTCTTCTTGCTGTCTTTTCAATGCAGTGCTTTCTCTATTTGATGCTTTGCGGGTTGTTCTATTCGACGATTGTCTCCCTTTTTTTTCAGTTTTAAATTCGTGTATAATTTCTCTTATTGTATCCTTGTTATTGGGAAGGCATTCTTGTATTTTATCTAATATTTGGGTTTTTAAAGGATCATTTACATTATATATCACATATTTAATTGCACCATTTACATATGCAAATTGCTCATCATATTCATCCCCGTTTTCTGATGCAAAATTGGTTGGTATATATTCATTAATAAATGCAATAGACGTATCTGGATTGGCAATAGTATTATTTACCGCAAGAATGAAATTCTTAAGATTATACCCTCCTCTCATACTTCTAGTCCGTATACTAATCCGTCTTTTTTGTTTTCTTGTAGCACGCATATTAGTTTTTCGTCTTTTTGTTCTATTTTTTGTTTTTCTCAATTTCCCATATTTCTTTCTTCGCGTTATTTTGTTATACATTTTTTCAATACCAACAATATTATTATATATATAGAAATAATATTGTCTAAACCACAATCATAAATTTTAATCCGACTTTGACTTTGTTGCAAATGGACCACTAATCAATTCACTCTGTCCATTATCCGTCTTCCCGACAACAATGTTTTCACCGTCAAACAATTCAGCACGAATATCTGCTGCCGAAATAGCTTCATTGTTATCATCCTTAGCTAGTGCAGATTCCTGTGTATTCATATTACTCAAGCCAATCAAATTTCCTTGCGCATCGACATTTTGCGTCAATGTCGCCCCTGTCTTCTCAGCCAACTTGATATTTTCCGCAATCGCATTTTGCTTTGTCTCCTTAACGCGTTGATCAAATGCCGACTTGGCAAATGATTCATTCTTCGTCTTCTCCTGCATCAACTGATTCAATTCATCTTCAATATACTCTACTCGTCCGGTCTTATACGCCTCTGGATCCCACGGCATCCATAATCCCATCGGTCCCACAAAAACATCATGGTTGGGATCCAATTCACGCAACATTTTGCATCTCAACTCGGCTTCCTCCAATGTAGGATAAACACCACGAACTTTCAATCCACGAGTCGATGTCTGGAAATTATATTTAATATTAAATGCATTCTCCAATTCTTCCTCGTTCTTATCCATAAACGTCTTGAATTCATCATCCATACTACTTTTAGAAATAATATCTTGCTCTTCCTTGACAAATTCCTGATAATCCTTGGTAATATCATCAAACGACATCTTGTACTTATACGATACGAAATTTAAAAATTGTACAAACTTTTCCATACTCTTTGAAAATTCCCACTTCTTTAGGAACTCTTCAAAGAAAAACATTTCCTTTTGCTTCACAATCTTTTCGGGAGATACAAATGATATGCATACAAACTTTTGGCCTGCTACCGGCTTATCTTCTTCCAACAAATCAACATATTTAGGATTAGGTTTCCCCGATTTATCCGTCTTCAATTCCACACCTCTAGGATACTTTGTCTGTTCTTGATTTTGTCGACTCATTATATTATAAGATTCTATTTAGTTATATTTAAGCTTTTTTTTGAAAATATATATTTATATTTTTATATTTATATTTTTTTTCTTTTCTTCACATTTATTATAAATATAATGTTTGATTTTGTTGAACTCATAAAACGAATTATCAAGTATTTGGTAGAAGGGTTCATTGTCGCTATCGCGTGTTACGTAATCCCCAATGCTAAACGTGCTCTAAATATGGAAGAAATCTTGTTGTTGGCGCTCACCGCTGCCGCAACATTTTCGATTTTGGATACATACATGCCTAGTATGGGCGTTTCCACCCGCACAGGGGCCGGTCTAGGCGTTGGATTAAATTTAGTAGGTTTCCCGGGCGGGTTTTAATTATAAATAAATTTTATTGTGACGATATATGCTCTCAATAATATCCAATTATATTATGATAATTTTATTCAATAATAATAATAAATAAATAAAATAAAAAACTTATCATAATATAGCAATGACAAAAATAACAAAAAAAATGGATCGCCGTCGTCATAAAAAGATGACCGCAAAAAAACATCGCAAACATACCAGAAAAAGCAACCGTAAAAGAAAAATAAAGACGCTAAGAAAATCAAAATTACCCTTAGTTCCTAATCCACTACCTGGAGAAATGGGTGAATCGGATACGAGTGAAATGAATATTGCTGAATTGAATATGGGAGATTTGAATGTCGGCGAACACAGTGAAGACAATCAAATCTCAGAATCAACAAAGACGACTCCGCAAAAACAAAAGAGTATAGATCACGATCAAGCCGGTAATTGGGTAACCAATCTTAATAATGACGGCGATTATAACAATAATGATGACGAGGACACGGATAATTATAATTACGATGATTTTGAATCTCGTGAAAAGGATGACCCAGCAATCTAAATCGTCGCGATAAATTCCCAGTCCAACTCTTCGCATATTTTTTTCCAAATAATATCTTGTTCAATCAACTTCTCTCTATCTTTCAACATTGGAATTTCAATTAGATAATGAAATTCTCCCAATAACTCAAATAATTTGAATAATACATAGTAGTAATGTAAAAAGTTAACTCGATAATCGGGGCAGTGTTTTGCGTATGGATATTGGATTTCCATGAAAAAATTACACAAGGTTTCTTCTAATTCTTGAGAAATAATGGGTGGTTTAATACCCAACTTATTCTTGATAAAATTAATATGCTCATAATATTTATTGTATCCCAATTTCTTCAATAAATCTTTGGATTTATAATATGTCATATTCGATAATTCAATACGTTCCTTTTTAATCTGTTGTTTTAAATTCTCAATTACTTCTACCGGTATTTGTGTCGTTTCTTTCCCCTGAAACTGCGCCAATATTTCTTTGAAATGATTGATTTTCTTATATGCATAAAAACAAACTTCTTTTGGAGGTTCTTTATACGATGGTTTTTCATTTTCAATTAAATATTGGACATTTGTAGAACACTTATTACATATAAGCACACCTTCATCATCCAAAGGGATTAATTCACCTTTAAAACATGCCCGACATATATCAGTTGGTCGAATAAACGAATTAATATCTAGGAATGATTCATCGATATTACTTAAATATTTCTGGAAAATATTGTTATTTGTTTTTTCAATACCATGTGGATCTATTATTGTATTGGCAGGAGGATTGATTTTAAAAAAAGCATTTACTAATTTACTTTTTCCGGTTGATGGAACAGTTGTATCAATAGTCGACGAACCAGTGGAAATATTTTTTTTATTCTCAAAATAATCAAAAATAAATCCCGAATTATCCAAAAAGTATTCCTTTTTTTTCAATTTCAGTGCTTTTATTTGAGCAGTGATTTCAATAATACGATCTTTATATTCTAATTCTTGTTCGATAATTATTCCAGATTCTAGAAGTTGTTGTTTTATTTGTTCTCTTTCTAATTTTAATTTAGGTATATTATTTTCTTCATCGCGATGAAATTCATTGACAAATTCTTTATGTTTTCCATCCAACGTGGTTGAATTTTTTTTACTTACCCGTATCTTTTTTGTCGGTTTTGGTTTAAAGGACGGCATTTTATTTTTATTTTTATTTATTATTATTTATGAAAATAATGTTTAATTATTATTTTTCATAAATAATATTTTTTTGTTTTTTGTTTTGTTTTTGTTTAGTTTAAATTGTTGAATATTTTTCTAAAAATAGTATAAGCGTTTTAATTAGATGGCCGATAATATAACTAATATTGTTGTCGATGGTAACGATGGGTCGAATATTGTTATTGAACATCTAAAATTCCGGAAAATGTTATTTGTATTTAATGCAATTAACGATGGATGGACAATTAAAAAACGCGATGAATCCTACATTTTTTCAAAAAATCATGAGAATAAAAAAGAGGTTTTTTCGGATTCTTATTTGGGCAATTTTATAAAATCGAATTTAGATATGAATAAATTATTAGTTGATTGATTAGTCGATTTGTCGATTTGTTGATTATTCGAGCATAGGATATGTTATTCCCGCAACAGAATATTTACGATGAATATGAATGATTGAATTGATAAGTTTTGTCATTATTGCTATTTTACCGCCATCACATAATTCAATAACCATATTTATAAGATTGTATATAATATCAAATCGCGAATTCGTTAAATCTGCTTGAATATGCTCATATAACGTATTTTCTGTTCTCCATGCCGGTTTAATGTAATATTTCGCAGGACTGCCGTACCGTATATATTTGAACAATTTATTTGTTGGAACCGCACTCAATAAATCAATAAGTTTTCCATGCTCGTATCGCAGGAGACGATTAATATTTGTTACATACGTGCATGTTACTCGATGTAATCTTAAATCGACGAATTGTTGTTTTACTGCCGCGGGAATAAACCACCATACTTCCCATAACATATCTTCCGGAAAATTATATTTATTCATTCGATGTAAAGTACACGTTTCCTGCTTTTTTTCTCGTTCATATCGTTCTTTTGACATTTCATTTTTTTGTGCCGCATGATATTTTTTATAATAATTGTTTCTGAATGCCATAATTGTCCGTGCTTCGCCAAAAGGCAATTTTTTGTATTGGTATTGGGTTGACATTTTTGTAATTGAGTTGATGTTGATTTTGCTGAGTTGTGTTGGGTTTGGTATAAATAAAAAGGATTCAATTTTTATTTATATATTTACACCCTTGGTAATTTAAAACGCCGTTTTTTGAAACAATTATAATAAAAATTATATAAATATTTTTTATTATATATAGTATCGTAATGGATAATGAAGAAAAAATAAAGGTAATGGAAGAAAAGATTTCCAATTTAGAAACAGAACTACAAGCAACCAAAGAGCATCTCAAAAAATACACAGCACCAGCAAGTAGTAAGGTTTATTATGAAAAACATAAAGAAGCACAAAAACAACGTGTTAAGGAATATCAACAGAAAACGAATTATAAAAGTGATTACAACCCTACGCCAGAGCAAAAAAAAATATATGCGAGACGATCATATTTGAAAAGAAAGGAAAAACTCCAAAAGGAATTGGAGGAAAAACAAACCGATGAGAATATTTAGGAATATTATATAATTTTATTTATAAATAAAACTATATAAAAATAAAATATTTAGTAAGTATATATAACTTAGAATGGTGAAAAAGAAGAAAGATACTTTCCAAGAGTTCCGTTCAACTGATAAATCTGCTTACACTACCATCAAAACCACACTCAAATCTGTATTACATAACCACAAAGATGTCCAACCAGTCATTGCTAATTTGGTGTTTGAAATGAATGATTTGATGATACACTCTTACCAATTTATCAGGTTGTATGTATTGAAATGTTATAACAACAATCAACCCTTACCTGAAATAAATGAGAAGTTTATTCTGTATTGTATCAAAACATTAGGAGTGAAAAGTAATCAAGGAGCAAAAAGCAAAGATACTGAACTTTTAGAAGCATTACAAGAGTTTTACAATAATGAATATCAACCTTTACTCAACCACGAAAAGACCCAATTAAAAAATACTTCCTTTTTATTACCTTATTTAGCAACACAATTACATACTTCCTTATCCAATAATACACAAGAACGATTTATTCAGCATTTTCTTCGGTTCATCAATAAAACCACCACGAAAATAACAGAAGATAAAGCAATCCTGTTCAAGTTCAAGAAGCAATTATTAGAATGTAATGAGGAAACTGATACCATGTTTGATGAATGGAAAACCACTCATTTACTGAATATTCTTCCTACAGACATAAAGAAGTCAGTTCATTATGATGTGAAAGTGAAACCATTTGATTATTTGAAAGGTATGCTGTATATGAATGCTGTATTAGAAAAGGAAGAACATAAATTATTCCAACCTTTACCACTTCGTAATAACATTATTCCCAAGCATATCATTCTGGATACAGCGTGTATCATCAGTTTATTCTGTCCCGAAAACGCAAAGAAAGGAGAACTTTTGAAAAATGTGAAGGAAAATCAATACGATGTATGGAATAATCTACTGAACCTACAACATAAAACATTCAAAAGCAAATATTACCAATATCATCATCAACTCCAAACAGATGGTATTAGTTGTTCTTTGCTGTTTATTCGTAAGGATTTGAAAGATAAGAAATGGGGAAGCAGAGTTCCTACTTTACAAGAACAAGATTTTCATAACATAGAAGATTTATCCATAGAACAACTGGATACTTTGAAAGATAGGAATATCGTAGGTTGCGACCCTGGAAAACATAGTTTAGTGTATATGATGGATAGTAATGGTAAGAAACTCCAATACACAGCATCACAAAGGAAGATAGAAAGTTATGGAAAGCGGAATGAAAGGATATTATTACAAGAAAAGAAACGGAATAACATCATAGAAAAAGAAACTCATTTATCAAGTAAAAACAGCAAATCAGTTGATTACGAAAAGTTCAAGATGTTTCTGGTAGAAAAAGATAAACTGAATAAAGAAACAACCGAGTTTTACAAGCGTAATATTTGGAGGAAAATGAAGTTTAGGCAATATAGTTATGGTAAGAAATCCATAGATACATTCCTTAATAAAATCAAGGAAACTTTTGGTGAAAATATCCTAATTGGTTATGGTAATTGGAGTAGAAGCACCCAAATGAAACATATAATGCCTACAATGAATAAAGGGTTAAGGAAACTAATCCACAAGAAGTATGATACACTTACCATCAACGAGTATTACACTTCTCAAAAGTGTTGTGAATGTTATAAGGATTTGAAACATTACAAGGATAAAAAAGGAAAGGAAATATACAGATTATTCCAATGTTCTAATTGCGTGAGTTATGAAAACAAAAATACCGCATTTAGAACAAGGGATAAGAACTCTGCTATTTCCATAATGAAACTCACGAGGGATTGGATAGAAACCCAAACCCGACCAAGCGAGTTTCAACGACATCCGTCTTTCACCTGTGGAACAATAACAGGGTTAAGTAAGACGATCGGCAATGAAAAGGTTGCCTATTGATTTTACATTCTTGGTTATTTTTTAATGTCGTGAAAACGGCGTTTTAAATTACCAAGGGTGTAATTTACAATAATGATATAAATATACCATACTAATATAAAATAATGGAATCATATAAATGTTTTACAATAATAAATTGCATCATAAAATTCGTCAACCTTATTATCATTATTTAAATATTCATTATATTCAGTTTTCATATCTTCAATAGAATAAAAAGGTTGTCTGGAAGTATTCCTACCAAGTTCTGGCACAATTTCTATATTAATATTCATATTATTTTTTACATTTAATTTTCGGGTCCATATTAAATCGTTTATTGGATAATATCCGCACCAAAACACACACATTCCTATATCAGATAAACTCTTATAACTAGTTAAATCTGTCGGATAATCCGAGGTTATATTTGTAAAATGCCGTCCAACTGCGTAATTACCATAATCACGATTAAATATGAATCTATATCCTCGTATTTCTTTTGCGTTTACTATTTTATGATTAAAGTTTGAAATAAAATCTTGCGTGTTTGTTGGATAAAAATTATCGTCATTTTCATATAAAGGTAAATATACATTTAATAAATAACATTTATTTGATATATTAAAATTTAATATTTCATGAAGCGGTTTATTTAATATTAACCATTCGGTCGCGTTCAAATATATTTTGTATCCATACTTAACTGATATCTCTATCTCTTTACATTCCTCTTCGATTCTATATGTTTCGAATAATACTCTACCATCCACTATATTTTTAGTTCTTCTTATTTCCCATGTAGGACATATAGTTTTAATAATTTCTATAGATTTATCAGTAGAATCATAATCTATAATAATCCCATGATCAAAAATTCGTTTATGGTAATCTAACCAAAATGGTAATAAATATTCTTCATTAAAAATATTAGTAATTATCGTAGAATATGGTGTGGTAAATATTAATTTATGAAATCGTTCAATTACATAACCTTCTATTGGGTGTATATCGTATTGTAATAAATGGACTATCTTCAAATAAAAATCACGCGATCTTTTTAATATTTGTTTTTTAGAAACTATAAATTGTGCTCCTGCTCCAAATTCATATTCAAAATTAATATCTCGGGGTTCATCAAAAAGATGATTATATACATCCAATAATGGTAAATCGGTTTTGTGCCATATACACTTATCCAAATTACATTTAATTATCCAATTACTCAAATATTCAAAATCTAGGGTTAACTCATTATTTTTATAGTTATTAATCTGGTTTATTACATCTGGAGAATGATCGCGTGGATTTGCTTGTAAAAATATAGTATACTCGTCCAAGATGTCATAATTGTCGTAAATATGTTTATAATAAGTATGTCCCTCTCTACCAACATTATTTAAAAGTATTTCATTTGTATAATCATTACCTAATGCATCGCCCTTATTATATATTACTACATTTGGAAACTGTTTAGTCCATTCAACATTTTCATTATATCGTGATACGACAATTTTCATTCTATATTTTTATATAATAATTTTTATTTTATTTTGTTTATTTTCCCGAATCAACATAATAAATATGAATATAATTTTTTTATAATTATCCGTTTATGAATGAAGGACTGAAAAATAGTGCATCCCAGTCTAAAAAAGTTTAAATTTATATTTACCTTTATATGTTTCGTTAGATTCCACCAATTCTTTAATCTTCCTTAACTGATATTTTTAAGTCCTTTTGAATATCCGTATAAGATACGAATAATTTTACAAGTTCATTTGTTATTGGGTGTAACTGCTTAATTTTAATTCCGCGCACATTTTTTTCTTTAGCCGGAAGAGGATTTGATTGTAAAAAAATATCTTGGAGTGATGAGCTAACGTTGAGAAGAAGATGAGCGAAATTAAAGAGACTACACATATTTTGATTCCCGATGAGATTAAATTATTGTTTCCTATTATTTGTACAATTAATATTTTTTCGTTTATTAAGAAGATCGAGATTTATAAAAAGAATTTGATGATAAAATTCAAAGATGTTAAAAATGAAATACGGTATATTTTATGTAAGTGGCAAAAGAATGAGAAAAAGAATGAGCAAAATAATGGGCAAAATAATGGGCAAAAGAATGGGCAAAAAAATGAGCAAAATGATTTATCTAATAATTTGATCGATAAATTAAAAGAAAAAAATAGATTAATATTTTTATATGAAATAAAAGAAAAACTTAAACTAGAAATAATTGATTATAGAAATGCCTATGGAAGTATTGATGAAATTTTTACAAAAGAAATTAAATTGGCCGATTCGAATAAAATGAATTGGTATAGATGTATTTTATGCATGTTTTGTAAATCCAATGCAAAACCGAATTATTTGGGTAATAATCCCGTAGTAGATAAATATTTTCGATTTATATTTGTGGATGAATAAATCATATAAATTTATATTATAATACAATTATTATATAAATGATATATATTATCATAACAACATGTATTTATAGTAATTGTTCTAATAGAATGCATCAATATATGTATGGTATTACAAAATTATTAAATATAACAAAAAATATTAATAATATTAAAATTATAATTGTTGAAAATAATGGTAAAAGAGGAACTATTTTAGATAATTTAGGGTGTGATGTGTATTATACTATGAATAATTTTTTACCAACCAGTAATATCGGTTATAAAGAGTTACAAGATATATTCGATTGTATTACAAATTATAATATTCTCGATAGTGATTTTATAATTAAAATGACAGGTAGATATATAATAGAAGAAAATAGTGAATTTATTAGTATAATTAATAAAATTAGTAATAATAAAATTGATGTTGATTGTGTTATTAAATATGGTTCTTATTTTAAACCAGTAGATTATAAAATGAAAGATTGTATTACTGGGTTAATTGGTATGAAATGTAAATATATTAAACAAATCGAATACCCAAATAATAATGATAGTGTTGAATGGAATTGGGCAAAAACTACATATTTAATGGATGATAATAAAATTATTAAAGTAGATAAATTAGGTATTAATATATGTCCTGGTGGTAATAATTATTTTTTAGTGTAATTAGTGTATATTATGTATACGTAATACTGGTATTATGAAGATTATACCGATAAAATAATTATATTTGTGGATTAGTGGTAACAATTTTCCAATACCATGGCATATTATGTACTAGTTTGACCGATCCGATGTTTGCCAATTTTTGTTGAAAATCTATGGATTTTTGCGCCGTATTCCATTCGATTTTTATTATAATTCGTTTATGTGTTGGATCATTACGGAGTGGGATTTCTGCAATATGTTTAATATAACCGATTTTGAGATTTTGTAGTGTTTTACACCTTTTAACATTTCAAACGCCGATTATTTATAGACACTTTTATAAATAATTACTTGTATATTTTCTTTACCTTTCTCGTTTTATTCTTTGGAACATATTTTTCTGGTCTTTCATAAGCACCCTTAAATATATTTTCATACTTTTCTTTTGGTATTTCACTTATTACTTTTTGGATATTTTCCTTCAAGTTCTCATATTTTAATCCATCTAATTTTTGTAATCTTGATTTCAACATACTAAAATAATTTTCTATGGAATTGGTAAAATGTTGATAAGGAACAGCATATAAAATATTATTATGTTTATTCACTAATTCTTTTATTCTTTCGTTTCTATGATCAGATCCATGTTGTAAATATAAATAATGACTTATCATAAATATACGTTCCTGTTCAGTACTCATTTGCGTCTTCATTATTTCAAACAAATCATCATTTTGTCGGCATCATTATATAATTGTATGTCCATTATTATATATTACTAAGTGATATATCGCTAAGTAATAATACAATAATATATAATTTAAATAATAATATTATTTTTTTCTTGGTTTTCTTTTTCTTTTTTTTTCAGATAATATGTTTTATTATATTCTTTTCGTTTTTCGCTTGGTACCGGATTAGATTTCATTTTTTCCAATAATTCTTCTTTGTGCGCTTCATAATATTTTTTACCACGTAATGGCGCGGTATATTTTTTCAAATGTTCTTTTATTTTAGTTAACTCATTTTGTAAAATTATATATTTTTCTTTCAATGCATTATTTTCTTCTTCCAATAATTTATTTTTTGTTACCAAATCTTCATTATCCATCGTATATTATTATAATATAATAACATCTATTTAAGTATATTTACAATAAACTCTATATTGAAGGTAAAATTTTTGTAATTATTGCTATATTTTCTACTTACATGACAGAAACAGAAAAAAAAGCAATGAATATAAATAGGCTGATTATGTAGCAAAAAATATAACATTAAAATTTTAAATTTTTATTTTAATTAAATTAAAATCCAAAAAATTTTTTTCTTTAGGGATATTATAAAATGGGTGGTGGACTTATGCAATTGGTGGCCTATGGCGCACAAGACGTTTATCTTACGGGGAATCCCCAAATTACTTTCTGGAAGGTCACATATCGCAGATACACCAACTTCGCGATCGAGTCTATTGAGCAAACTTTCAACGGCCAGGCCGATTTCGGTCGCCGTGTCACTTGCATCATCAGCCGAAACGGTGATTTGTGCTACCGCACGTATCTCCAGGTCACGCTCCCCGAGATCAACCAGCTTATGGGCAACAACACGACCATGTCTTCCGGCAAGAACAGCGTGTATGCTCGTTGGCTCGATTTCCCGGGCGAACAACTCATCGCCCAGGTCGAGGTCGAGATCGGTGGCCAGCGCATAGATCGCCAATACGGCGATTGGATGCATATCTGGAACCAGCTTACCATGACCGCCGAACAACAGCGCGGTTACTTCAAGATGATCGGCAACACCACACAGCTCACATTCATCACCGATCCTTCGTTCGCGGATGTCGATGGCCCTTGCGACTCTATTGCCCCTCGTCAAGTGTGCGCTCCCCGCAACGCTCTCCCTGAGACAACCCTCTACATCCCCCTCCAATTTTGGTTTTGCACAAACCCCGGTCTTGCCCTCCCTTTGATCGCCCTCCAGTACCACGAGGTCAAGATCAACTTGGATATCCGCCCCATTGACGAGTGCTTGTGGGCCGTTACCTCCCTCAGCTGCAACACCGGTGTCGGGTCAAACGGTCTTGCGACCCAAATGCCCATCGGTGCCCCTGTGACTGCCGTCATTGCGTACAATCAATCCCTCGTGGCCGCATCTTTGTACGTCGACTATGTGTTCCTCGACACTGACGAACGCCGTCGTTTTGCGCAGAACCCCCATGAGTATTTGATCTCCCAATTGCAATTTACGGGTGACGAGTCTGTCGGGTCATCTTCGAATAAGATTAAGTTGAATTTTAACCACCCAGTAAAGGAATTGATATGGGTTGTCCAGGCAGATCAGAACGTTGACTACTGCTCTTCCCTCATCTGCGACGCCACCCTTTTCAAGGTTCTTGGCGCCCAGCCTTTCAACTACACCGATGCCATTGATGCTTTGCCCAACGCGATCCACGCGTTCGGTGGTCCATCTGAACTCGCCGGTGCAGGTGCCTTCATTGACGCTCGCGGTCTTTTCACGGATGCCGGCGCCATTGATGCCTACCTCCCCGCCGATAATGTCAGTGGATACTGGCACGGAGGGACATACAACAACAACTACAACGAGCCCAACCTTGGCCCCCCTAATGTCCCCATCAACCCCAATGACCCCGGTGCAGCGGCACTCCTCGCCTCTATGGGATTGACGCAGGCGCAGTACAATGCCCAACCCGGTTCAGGCGATTCAGGCTCCACCGTCTCCGATGCGGGCACATTCGTCCTCTCCGAGACCTCCTTGGATATGCACTGCTGGGGCCAAAACCCCGTCGTCGTCGCCAAGCTCCAGCTCAACGGCCAAGACCGCTTCTCCGAGCGTGAAGGGTCGTACTTCTCTTGGGTCCAACCTTACCAGGTGCACACACGCAGCCCAGATGAAGGCATCAACGTGTATGCCTTTGCCTTGAGGCCGGAGGAGCACCAACCCAGCGGGACCTGCAACTTCTCCCGTATAGATAACGCGACACTCCAGCTCGTTCTTTCCAACGCCACCGTTGAGGGCACCCGTACCGCCAAGGTCCGCGTGTATGCCACCAACTACAACGTGCTCCGAATTATGTCTGGGATGGGCGGGTTAGCGTACTCAAATTAAGCGATTTGTCTTACGATATATCGTGTGGTTTTTATTTGTATAATATAATAATTAAAATAATGGTTTTTAATTATTAAAACAAAAAACAATATGAAGGGTAGTGCATAGTATGTACACCCTTACACCCTTTCACCCTTGCATTTCACAAGAAAACGCGGCTCTTACCTAGAAATATTATTGTTTTTTAATTATTAAATCAAAAAACAATATAAAGACATATCATTATATAATATATAAAATGAGCGTAGACATCGTAAATCTCATCGAAAGCAACCCAATTACCAAATTGCATGGTAATTACCAGTCAAAATTGATTGAAAAAGTAAAAAATAATTTCTCTGAATATGAACAACAAATGTTTGTTGCTAGTTTTTATTGTTATTTAAAGTATGATTCAACAAAAGATTTTGTTATTGATTTAGATAATGTGTGGAAATGGTTGGAATTTTCCAATAAAGCTCATGCAAAAGCAGTATTAATAAAACATTTTAAGGTAAACTTAGATTATACTTTTTTGCTCACGAAGACGGGAGAGCAAAAAAAGGATACCAGAGGTGGGCATAACAAAGAAATAATTATGTTAAATATTAAAACATTTAAAAAATTTTGCTTGAAATCCGAAACAAAAAAAGCCGATGAAATTCATGATTATTTTATTAAATTGGAAGAATTTTTACAAGAAATTTTACACCTTTTCTCATTTAAAACGCCCATTTTATATGAGAACTCATAAATAATTCTTTTTGATTTTTCGTGTATTGTTTTTCTTAGATATATATTTTTCTGGTCTTTCGTAAGCACCCTTAATTATGTTTCTGTATTTTTCCTTTGGAATATTTCTTATGGTTTTGGTTATATTTTCCTTCAATTCTGTGTGAGTTAATCCGTCTAATTTTTGTAATCGTGATTTCAACATACTAAAATAATTTTCAATAGAATTGGTAAAATGTTGATAAGGAACAGCATATAATAAATGGTTGTCTTTGTTTATTACCTCTTTTACCTTTGGATTTCTATGACTACTCGCATTATCCAAAATTATTAATTTATTCTTGAATTTGTTTGTTATATTTGCTTCTAAAAACTCTACCATTCTATCAGCATTTACGTTCATAATCACGAAAACGTTAGACTAAACAAGGTTACCACCCTCCAAGGACACGAAGCAGAACTGGAATTATTTTTAATTGGAAAAAATCTTTCTTATCAATCACTATTAAATATAATAAATAATAATATCAAATATTTCAATAATAATGATACGAATAAACTAGATCTAGAAATAGAAAAGTTAAAAATTATGCTTGAAATGAAAAATACGAATAATGATAATTTAATCGTTCAAGAATTACAGAAAACAATAAACAATTTATCCGGTAAAATAGATAATCTTGAAAAAACGAATAAAGAAATGATCAATAAATTTAATTCACTTCAAACAAAAACAACAACTAATTTCAATCAGCCTCTTGTAACATTAGGTCCGAGATTACAGCAAATTCATCCAGAAACATTGCAATTGGTAAAAGTGTATGAATGTGTTACTGAACTTATGAAAGAAAATCAAAATATAAAAAGACCAAGTATCAATAAATCCGTTGTAGAAAATACAATTTATTATGGATTTAGATGGCTTTTAGTTGATAGAGAATTAGATCCAAATATAATTCACGATATTTTGCCAACCAAACAAATCCATGCACAGAATATAGGATATATTGCAAAATTGAATAATGAGAAAACAGAAATACTCAATGTATACTTGGATAGAAAAACCGCGGCTACCCACAACAATTATGCATCCAGTTCATCACTAGATAATCCAGTAAAAAACTTCACTGTAACAAATGGACATTATTATAATTTATTTAGTAATTGTTCTATGGAATTACAAAATAAATTTATTCAAAATAATGGTGAACCATTATTGTATAAAGATGGTGTAGGTGTATATAATAACGAAAATCAATTACAACAAGAATTTAGTTGTAAATATGATGTCATAAAGCAGTTAAAAATGAGCGATAAAACATTAGCAAAAGCATTAGATAAAAATGTATTATATAATGATAAATATTTCAAGAGAATTGGAAGTAAACTAAAATGTATACAATAAACATCAAAATATAAGGATTATTTGAACGGACAGACAGAATTATCGCATAATAACATCTAAACTAAAAAAAATTGATTTAATTTGTTGTTTTGTGGTAATAACAAATCAAATACTAATCTCCAAATAATAATAATAATGACATCAATATCAAAATATAATACTCCTATAAATAGGACATATATAAATATACTGACTCCAATACAAGTGCCAGTACCAGTGCCAGTACCAAGACAAGTAGTACAAGTATCAAGACCAATATATACAGATGAAATTTATTTCAAATTGGCGTGGTCAACACGCTCTAAAAATTATAAAGTTCATAAAAATTGGACATTGCAGAAACTGGTAGATGAAGTAACAGGACAAATTGTCCGTGATTTTGGAATTGAAGAAGGACAGTTTGAGTTAGTGGAGACTGGACAGATGATAGGAATGGGAGAATTCTCGGAAAATGCACCGGCACTTATTTTGACAGAATCAGACGAAACATTGGAATCTAGATATGGAGTAAATATTAGAGTTGCATTTTATATTCGACGACTTGGTAATATGGTTGCAGGTGTAGTACCAGTTGTAGCAGTAGTACCAATCGGATGTCAATTATGTTTAGAAACAAATCGACTGGTCACAGCATATTTTGGTTGTTCGCATACATTTTGTACAAATTGTAGAGATGGGTGTCTGGATAATGGACATTTACGATGTCCGTGTTGTCGACATGCGCTATAAAAACAAAACAAACAAAACAAACAAAACAAACAAAACAAACAAAACAAACAAAACAAACAAAACAAACAAAACAAACAAAACAAATAAAAATAATTTTTATCCACCTTTAGAAACGGCGGACGCACTTTTAGAAACGGTGGATCTAATCGGATAATATGGCCGGCCCAAACAATCGATTCATATTTCGAACTTCAGGTTTATCGATTTCTTCCCAAAATATTTTCCGAATTTGTGTATCATCGCGCAACCGAATAGTATAATGTTGTTGAATATTATGTCGTCCAATTCGACCAAGTGCTTGCACCGTTTTTTCCTGTGTCAATGTCAAATCTTTTCCCAAATATCCATGACAAAACTGATAATTGGTTCCATAAATATAATCACTGGACGCAATTATCAAATATAATTTCTGTTGATCGGCTAATCGTTTCATGATTTCGGTATACGCAATACTATCATGATTCGCAAAAACACCTATACCCATCAATAACAATATTTTCCAATTGTAGGATACATCTTGTAATAACATAATATCGACCACTGTTTTTTCATTAATATCGCTAGTAAATGGTCGTCCTTCAATTGATAATAATATGGATTCCGTCGGTACCCATTTTCGTAAATGTAATTGTTTGTTAGGGATAAACGTTTCATTTAATTCGGCCGATTTAATGGATAATCTAAGTGAATCCAATTCCGTATTTAATTTACGAATGTCGACATCTTTATCATTTGTCCCAATATCTTTGATTTTAGCTGCGCTTTTTTTCTTCATTGCATTTGCTTCTTTTGAGGTATCAGCACACATCCCCTTTTGTGTTTTCGATTCAACTAAATCTTCTAAATTCTGTTCCAACTCTTGAATCCGAGAATTCAGTTTATCATTAAATTCGATTTTTGCCATAATATCATCCATTACTAATCCCGGGATATTTGCATGATGAATACAAAATTTTGCGATTTTATCAACATCTTCCGCCAAATATAAGGCAGGACCATCGGTTAATGTAAATGCATCTTTCGTAGTTATATACAACGCACAATTTCCGTCGTCTATAGTAGCAGTAGCAGTAGCAGTAGCAGTAGCAGTAGCAGTAGCAGTAGCAGTAGCAGTAGCAGTACTATTATAAACAGTTTGGCCTAATAAATCAATGGAACTATTCGGCGTGATTTTTTTCGAGCGCATTCCTTTCAACGATATGGATACTGCACCCCAAGATCCTGGATTAATTTTACGCAATAATCGTAGATAATGCATTTTAATATTCTGCATCGTCATATCATCCAACGATCCAAAATGTCGTATGATTTTACTACTTGTTTGCACATAATTATTAGATTCAACAAATACAATAAAATTAACAACTTCAGATAAATCAAAATATCGTAATAAGGTCAAATTCTTTTCACAATGATCAACAATTCTAAGAATTTCATCGTAATCTTCACTTAGATAATGCGGTAAAACAATATATCCGCTTTTATTTAAAATGGGAATAGATTTTTTGCAGTCGTTACTCATAATATTATATACACTGGCACCTGGAAATTTATCTTTGAAATCCGCCATTGTTTCAGTAAGTTCATATTCTTTAGGTAATGTGGCAGACGATAAGATGAAATTCGGGATTGTATTTTCGCGCCAATTTTTATGGATAGTTTCATGTAATTCATGCGATTCATAATCCATAGTGATTGTCGGTTCATCCCAATAAGTCACGATATTTTGAACGGGATTGAATGCGCTCATGTAATACATGGCAGGAAGATAAGATTTAATATCGCAAATCATAATCTCGACTTTATCACCAATACTATTATCGACCTTTTTATGTACAAATCCTCCTTTTGATGTAGTCGTAATATGCGCTGAAACTGCGAAATAATGGAGACGAATATCTGCTGAACTAGCACACCCGAATGCAAACGCGATTTTTTTACCCACTGAAATCGCCGATCGGGCTAATGCCAGACCTACGTGTCTTGCGGCACATACAAAGATAATTTTGAATTGTTCCGATAATCCAATTGGACTTAATGTTTTTCCGGTTCCAGTAGGAGCAATGTACAATATTAATTTAGGTGTTGTTGAATTCATTCGCGACAAGGTAAACAATTGTTTCTGATGTTCGTATAATTTCATATCGTCGTATTTCAATAACAATTCGTTTTTCTCGATAAAATGACTGGCATGTGCAATAAATTCGGCCACGACAATTTCTTCGTTGAATGTATCGAGAATTCGTTTTACTAATGCCATAATATGTGCATTTACTCGTGAAATATTGGCAGTTGATAATTTATAAAGGGTGAAATAGTGAAATTGCCATTTGATAACATAGCGGTTATTAGTACCTGGTTTTTGTTTATATTTTAATAATTGGTCGATTATATCAAGTAATAAATGTTCGAATATGAGAGATGCATTCATTTTCTCGATATCGTTTTTCTCAATCCGAATTAAATCCGCTTTTTTTACAGTAGGATTAGCTTTTGCGGCAATATTGAATATATCAGGTAACCATCGACAGTACATTTTTTTAAGTGCGGCAATTCGACCACTGAAATATTTATTGTACAAATGATCTTGCATTGGTTCATTGAATTCGATCTTTAAATAGGTAAAGAGTGAATTGTAATTATTATATTTTATATTGACATCATTATATCCCTTTACAATTAATTTCAATATTTCCTGTTCTTCTAATGAAATCGGGACTTCAATAGATTCCCATTCCGATTTACTTAATTTTCCTTGTGTCAAATTCATTTTTAAGGGGTTGGTTGATTTATCCACTGACTCTATTATGTTTGTACACCGGTCTTTAAATTGTTTTATAATCAATTTTTATTTATGGATGTACTGTGTCTCTAAATTTTAGCCATGCATTCCATACAGCATCTAAAATGGATTGGGTATTTTCAGGATCTAAATATATTGATCATATAAGTCTAATAAGTCTAATAAAAACAAGAATTCTATTCTAATATATAAATCGTCTCTGATAGGCTTTCAACAGGATATGATAAAATAAAAAATGTAAATAATAGTATTGTATATGTATTGGCGTAAACATTGGCGTAAACATTGGCGTAAACATTGGCGTAAACATTGGCGTAAACATTGGCGTAAACATTGGCGTAAACATAATATATATTTTTACAAATATTTGATCAAATAACAATTTCTAACACTCCACTTTTTATTTTTTTCATTTTCTTCACATCGTAATTTGATTGCATCATATGTAACATCTGTATTTTTTATACCTCTTTTTGATGACGGTATTTGTATTGAGTTATTTACGATATTATACCAACTATAGTAATTTCAAATTCAAATTCAAATAAAAATTGATTATAAAATAATTTAAATAGATGACACATAAATAATACAACAATGGAACAAACACTAGAAATGTACAATAGTGGAGATGAGTCAGGAGTATTATCCTCGTCTAAATGTACTGGAATTAATAGTGGCATTAATAGTGGCATTAATAGTAGTAGTGGCGTTAAAATTGTATCGGTGGATGGAAATATCGGGTCTGGGAAATCAACATTGCTCGCAAATTTAAAAAAATTGATAGGATTCAATGCAAATAGTAAAAATAAAAATAAAAAAATTATATTTTTGAAAGAACCGGTGGATGAATGGGAAACAATTAAAGATGCAGAAGGAAATACTATGTTACAGAAATTCTATGCGGATCAAGAACGATATTCGTTTTCGTTCCAGATGATGGCATACATTTCACGTCTCGCTCTTTTGAAAACGGCGATAAAAGAAAATCCCGATTCTATTATTATTACTGAACGATCTTTATACACCGATAGATTTGTATTCGCAAAAATGTTATTTGAATCCGGAAAAATCGAAGATGTTAATTATCAAATATATTTAAAATGGTTTGATGTTTTCGCTGAAGAATGTCCCGTACATCAAGTTATTTATGTGAAAACAAATCCCGAAATATGTCACGATCGAATTATGAGGAGATCGCGTGAAGGTGAAGGAGGAATTCCATTGGAATATTTACAAGAATGTCATGAATACCATGAAACTATGATTTTACATCATTTCCCTACTGAAAATATTTGCTCAGATCGACTTATTTTAGATGGAAATGTCGATATTTATGAAAATACAGAACAAGTAAATGATTGGACCGATCAAATTTTACAATTTATTTAGGTTGAGTTGATTTGATTACAATATATTTGTACTATTATTATATACTAGTTATGTCTAGTAATAGTACAAATAGTACAAATAGTACCAGTGTTAGTGCCGGTGTTAGTGCCAGTGTTAGTGCCAGTGCTCCGCCAGAAGAACCGGAAATATCGTTATTAGTTACATGTCCACATTGTCAATGTTATATTTTTATTGAGAAATTGAATTGCCGGATATTTAGACACGGCGTTTTCAAATTATCAGGACAACAAATTCCGCCACATTTAGATAAGGTTGAATGCGATAAACTTATTTCCGAGCAACGTATTTATGGATGCGGGAAACCATTTCGAATCAATAACGAACTTATTGCCGAAATCTGTGAATATGTTTGAACTTATTTTGTGGTGAGCAACGTACCAAGGGCAAACGTATACGTCTTCTTCTTATCTGTCCCGTTAACATCTGCGTTTAAAAACGGTATTGTTTTACCATCGATGGTCAAGCTATAGTCTTTTGCCTGATCAACTTTGTCACCATCAACATCGATTTTAATTTTTATATCATTTATATCTAGACTGTTGCTGGCGTCTGAGGTGGTAATAATTGAGTTAATACTTACGGTTGATTCATTTTGTAGTGGATTTATAATTATTTCAGTATGTCTTTTAGAACCATATATTGGGTCTATCTTGCCATCATAGGAAATGGTGCCTGTATATGGGGGGGTGCCGGATTTTACTAAGTAAACTATCCCGTGTGACTTTACAGACTCCGCTCGGATATATGATATATTCAATGTGCTATTTTGGGTAGAGCTAATCGTAAACTGTATTTGTCTCGATGTTGGCGGTGGTGGTGGTGGCGGTGGTGGTGGCGGTGGTGGTGGCGGTGGCGGCGCAGAAGCAGCAGCAGTAGTAGTAGTAGTAGCAGCAGTAGTAGTAGTAGCAGCAGTAGTAGCAGCAGCAGCGGGTCCGCAAAGTTTTCCCTCAATATAATCACCAATTTGATTCATCGGCTTCGAAATCATATCCGGAATTAGTGGATCTGATAATCTACGATTATAGTTAGTCTTATAGTCATCAAGTATTTTGTCAATATCTATCTCCGGTCGTCCCAATAACTCTTTTAATTTTTGCAATCTCTCTAATCTTGTTTCATTCCCGGAAAATTTCACACACATTCCTTCGAATATTTCCACTATTTTTTGTTGCCGGTCGTCATTATACGCCGGGTTTGATAAAATCTGACACATTTCCTTTAATACATTTTCATTTACCGCTATTTTTCGATCATATATTTTTTTTATTAGATCCATAAAATTTTTAATTGCATCATTCCTCCAATCTATTTTCCATAAGAAGTTCACATTACCGCTATTATAATCTATGCGACATACCATACTAATAAAAGCCAATCCGTAGCTTTCAATAGTTAGGTCTGGGTTATATGTTAACATATATGATCGATTTACAGTTTGTAATTTTTCGTTGGATTTTGTTGAAATTGTTACCGAACTAATTTGTTTAACATTTTCAAACTTTTTTATTACGTTGCCAGTCGAATCTTTAAAATATTTGTCGTTGTATTCAAATAATATAAAAATGCCAGGTCTAGGAGAACTAAAATATATGTTTTCAGGTATAATATTATAATATGCACAGTTTATTGTATCTCCCATTACACCAGATTGTGTACAATTTAATAACATTTGATTTAACATTAAGTCGTCCGTAATTCTGCCCAAGTCGCGTAGATTACTTTTAAAAAAGGATGTAAATGTTATTGCGGGGTCAGATGATTTAGAATTTTTAAATTCATCGTTCATATCCATCGTAGGAGCAGGAGCAGGAGTAGGAGTAGTAGGAGTAGTAGCAGGAGTAGTAGTAGCAGTAGTATCAGTATATTCAAATATAACTGGTGTTCTATCAATATCCTTATCAACTTGCTCACCTAATTTGCCCGTGTCGATATTGGCTTTTGTAAATGTACAGTTTTGTTTATTATTTGACGACATTTATATAATAATATAATAATTATTTATTTATTTTTATATTATTTTCTGGAATATTGATTATCCCAATTATCCTATAGTTATATAATTTGTGGTATAACTCTACATATCGATGCAGGACGTACAAATGAAAGGTTGTTGGTACCAGTAAAAGTTATAGTAGTGCCATCAATACGAGTTACTTTTCCTATTTTAGGTGGACGAATATTGTCTATACGGCCATTGTTGTTGTGAACGCGGCAACTTATTTTATCGCCTATTTTTATTAGAACATTATTCATATCTTTTATCTCAATTTGGTATAACTGTGCACACCGATGCCGGGCGCGACCATGTACCAGTTTCATATTTATCTACATATTTAACATCTACATATGCTATAGCACTATTACCAGACGTGTCAATTCGAGTGTTAGATACTATTCCTATTTTAGGCACATTATCGCGCATATCTAATTTTCTCGGGAAATTGTCGATATAGATGGGTTGAAAACAACTTATGTTATCGCCTATTTTTATTGGAACGCCATTCATATCTTTTATCTCAATTGGGGGGGGGGGGTGGCCGTGGTGGCAGCGCTGCTGTCGATGCTGATGCTGATGCTGATGCTGATGCTGGTGGCGGCCGTGGTGGCGCTGGCGACGACGATAATGACGATGCTGCTGATGCTGGTGGTGGTGGCGGTGATGCCATCAACCACACTGGTAGTGACGCTGGTGGTGCTTTTAGCTGTGCTGGTGTTGGTACTTTTAGCTGTGCTGCTATCCGCGCGGACCCACGATATGGAGTAATGGCATCATCCGCACTATCATCGTCATCCCCACTTTCACTGTCATCATCAGCATCATCATCACTCGGGGTCGGCGCTGGTGACGACGATAATGACGATGCTGCTGATGGCGGTAGTGCTGCGGTCGATGCCGATGTTGCATCATCATCTTCACTACCGCCATCAGCATCCGCACTATCATCATCAGCACCAGCACTAGCATCAGCACTACTACGCGTCATTCTGTCTTGAATATAAATATTTAATAATGCGGGCGGATCATCCGGTCTTATTATAAAAAACGCCAATGAAATCATATTTGTATTTTTACAATCTAAATATGTGTTGGCAGGATTACTTTTAATTATTGCGCCACTTCTTACCGAATTGCCATAAAATTTAAAATAAATATCACTCCAGTTTAAAGTAAATTTTATTGTGTTGCCGTCGGATAATGTTACCTCAATATTATTACACGACGAGTCTGAATCGTTTATTGTTTGAACTGAACAGTTCGAATAATTCTCGGGGCTTCCTCTAGCAATATTAACATCACAATTTCTAGATTTATAAGGCAATTCACTTGCACATGGAAGAATAATTATACCTTGAGAATCAGGTGGGGATGGGGCCGAATTGGGCCATAAAGTATCATCTAAAAATTTATATTTTGGTACAAGGGTGTTTGCGTTATATTGTCTATACATCCCATAATACATATACATTAATGTTGATCTTGTTCTGGTTAAATCCGATGCAAAAAATAGTGAAATTTTTTCATTAAAATGCTGTAATATTTGATATAATTGTTCTCCTGCATTTTTAGCTTGTTGTATACCCACTTCAGTGACTTCAGTATCATATGATAGATTTACAGGCCATGCTATATTATGCGTACCTTGCCCGTGTCTCGCATCATAAAAATTATATTCGGTATTAGGTTCTATATCGCTCAATTTCAGATTTAAAATATTAAGTAATTTGTATCCCTCGGGTGTTGTGGTTATTGTATTAAAAGTAGTATTAGTCGTAACATATGTTTGTTGATATGTGGGAAATATACTGTATGAGTTGTCATATCCATTTTTATACGCAGCGTCTAATGATTGTTTGGTAGCAGGGGTTCTAAACCTTTTTAGCCACCGCACTTTTGCTTTATTTTTCGCTCGATTTCCTGCTTCGCGTTTAAGAGTTTCTGTAAGATCTACATTTCTTATATAATATGGCCGCGACGATTTAATTTTACTCTGTTCTTGTTTACCCATTTCGCCTGAATACACTAGGTAAATATGAATATACAATGTTGCGTCGCTCCCAGAATTGGCATCCGATCTACCTATAGTCATTTTAAGTATTGCACCATTTTGAAATCTAGTATTCGAAACATCTTTACTACTAATAATACGCAGGATTGAATTTAAAAAACATTGCATTCTACCTTGATGTGTTACAATTAAATACGATTTTCTATTTTTAGCTATATTGTGGACATTAATAGCGGGATCGGGTGGTTTCCATACTTGTAATTGATTATTAAGCGGGTTATTAGATAACGTATATATAGCATTGAGTTTGTCAGGAATAGTTATTTTATCGTAATCTTTATCACCAATTTTTACCTTGATCCCAGTACTAAATACAATAGGATATTTGGATTGTAATGTCCAGTCAGTAGAAGAATAATCAGTTATCGTGGTCATATTATTGGGCATACCACCACTATTATGAAAATCTAATCTAAATCCTGGCGCGTTATTCATGACAATTTTTCCATTGGTCATTGCGTTAGACCATGCGCCACTACTATATTTTTTACCTTCGCCTTGTTCGCGTATAGTTCCACTTTCAATTACTCCTGCGCATCTATATCCTTCTGGAAAATCGCAGTCGTGGTTTGATATCCAATCAGATGCGTTATTTGTCCAAATATGTTGTTGTTCTAAGCTGAGTTTGCCCGCATTCTTTAGGATATTCAGATAGGCTAATAACGTTGCATCTGTCCAATAACCGTATTTATGTTGCCAACAAAAAATACATGACCATCCAGCGGTATCGCCAGTAATGGTAATATAATTTTCATATATATTACTACAATCTAAACTACCAATACCACAAAACCCAAATGTTTCAGGAACATATAAACTAATCTTTTTATTAGATCTATCTGTTGTCGAATCAGTTATCGATAATAAATATTTGGTAACCATTTTTTTAATTATATTCGAATCAAATAATGATACGGTAAAACCAATAGTTTTCTTTATACCTGTTTCCGGACCTCCAGGATCAACTAAATTCGTAAACCCAGCAAGCTTAGTATGTTGTGCAAGTCTTTTAATTACTAATTGATATACATAACTCATTTCACGATATAATCCCCCGTCAATTGATAAAAATGTATCTGGAAACGCGGGGTCGGATGCCAATAATGAAATAATACCTTTTCCAGAAAACGTTTTACCCGCAGAACTCGGGCCGGCAGCAATAATAAGTCGCGGCGTGACATTGTTTTTAGCTTTCGAATTAACATTTAGTTTAAAAAGATATGAATCTTTAGCCCATTCGCCGGTAATATTGTATAACAAATCAAATATCGTTCCCGTAAAATCAAACGAAATCGGATTAATGCTGGAGGCGGTGTTAGGGGCAGCTGAAGTTATGAAACTTTTAGTAAATGCGCGCAATATATACGCGGTTGATTTAATTTCGCGTTGAATTGGATCATATAATATTGACCACGCATCGTCCGGACAATTTATCCACGGTTTTACTGTTTTTTGAGTGGTTATTGCTTCATTAAACTCAGGTTCTGTTATATCTGCTGCCACCGGTAACGACGTACCACCACCACCACCACCAGCAGCAGCAACAGGAGAAGAAGGAGGAGGAGGAGGCTCTTCATGCCATTCCGATCCTATGCACCATTGTGTAAACGAATTATTGACCTTTTCCAATATATCGCCAAGAAACGATTTCGTTAAAATTTGGTTTTTTAAATTATCAAGAACATCACTCGTTATTTTGCTGGTTTTAATCTTTACAATAATATCTGGTTTTGTATCAACCGTAAAATAGTCAAAATTAGCAGCAGTACCGTCAATACCCGGGATTACTATATCTGGAATCTGACCATTCGTAAATATATAATATCCTGCAGCAATTACACATTCTTCCGTAAAATTCAATAAATTTATTGTGCCATCATATTCTTGCCAGTCAGAATAGTCTGGTATTTCACTAGGTTTACTTTTCGGCGTTTTTTCCATTTCCTGCATAATTGTCATAACGGGTTCATATTTTTTCGATACAACTCCTATAGTTTCACCTACAGATTGAATAAAATTACCAGCACTAGCACTGGCACCAGCACTAGCACTGGCACCAGCACTAGCACTACCGCCAACCTGCCGGTATTGTCTTTGTGCCGCTTGTTGCCGCTGCAATTTACATAAATCAGTCGAACAATACCGCGTTAAATTATTATATTTTTCACGTTTATTAAATTTTATAAATCGACTCTGTCGTTTTTGCGGTTGATATATATCCACATATTTCGCGGTTTTAATTGTTTTTGGTAATTGTATAATATTTTTTTTTCGGGTATATTTATGCCGTTTTTGTCGATCTCCCATGATATATTATACAATCATTTTTTTATATTTTATTTTACATACACTATTTACAAACCAAATCATATCAAAAAATCACAAAATAAAATCAATGACTATTGGATAATGATCCGAATTATATTTCCCGCAAAATTCATCGTATCCATGATAAATATAACTATTATTCAGTCGATTCAATAAATACGAAGATACTAAAACATGATCGATCATTGAAAATTCAGTCGGGGTGGATACACAATTATTATTTTCATCATACCAATCCGTAAATCTCGTATCCTGAACCATTGTTTCTGCAATACTAAACAATTGATATTTTCCAATATATTCTCCTGCACTTCCTTTCATAATATCTAATACTTGAGAGATAGGTAGATTGTTATTCGCATCTACAACTCGTCCATCAAAATCATTGAAATCACCCAATACAATAATTTCATATTTCTGGCTTGTATATCCATAAATAATATTCTGTAATACTTGCGCTTGTGCCTCCCTCTCTGCACACCGTTGCGGGTCCGTAGGATAGGCTAATAGATGTAATCCGATCATTGCGATTTTTGTCGATGATACAATAAATTCAGTAATGTAGTGTTTGCTCACCCCCGAACTTCCGGGAGTGCCAGTATATCCGCATTTAGATCCCGCTACGGGATAATCATACCTTAAATCTGTGCGATATAAATTCATGGTCGGATCAATGCGCGTAATCATTCCTACATTTTGTCCCGTTGCACTATCCGTTCCTTGTTTCAAATATGGTTTATATGTTTTCTCGGTCTCCGTCACACCAGATTCTAAATTATCGATCAAAATATTCAATTCGCCGCATCCTTCGACTTCACATAAATTCAAAATATCCGGGTTCAATATCTTCACGATATTAGATACATAATTCATATGAATGGTGGCTTCACTCTGATTAGACCATGGACAATGTTGACCGGGACAATCGGCTTGACTATAATAATCCATGAATAACCATTCTACATTATATTGAACAATTCGTAATGAATTATTACTTGGACGGCGGTCGGATGATGTAACAGGGACGGTGGCCGGGACAGAGGGACATTCTGTATCTGCTGCATTCACTACGGCTAATATTGTGGCGGCAAACAATAATAATTTTTGAAAAGATTGGAACATTATTATTGTATATATTCTTATATTCTTATTCTTATATTCTTTTATTTGCGAAAAAATTGATATTATTATAATACAATCAAAATAGGCAATCAGACAAAATATGCAATCAGACAAAACAAAAATGAATATACATACACGTTTTTACGGAGAAAAGTACATTGAGGCGGAATATTGGCGTATCGAAAAAATAAATAAGAATGGCGTAATTGTCAAAAAAACACAATTACCTGCATATACGCATACAAAATTCTCCGAATTAGATGATACCCGGCTTTTATGTGAAACAACGAAATATATTGTTACACATATGTCTAATAATGGAGTTATCATTGACCAAATATCTGTGCCAGTCAAATTATCCGTTCTCCAGTAACCCTACATTTATTTTCTGTGACGGTTTATACTTTAAAATATCGCGCTGTATTGTTGTTGTTGGAAACTCGTCTGTTCCATAAATATCTTGTAATAATAACCATTCAAATAATCCGCCTATATAGACATATACATTTGTAAATCCAAGTCCGAATAATTGTTGATATTTTTTATATATTGTTTCATCATTCGCGTTTCGGCCATAAATAATTATTTTTACCGATTTATTTGCACGAATATATTTATTTATCAACATTTCTTCTTGCAATATCCCAATTGTGCTCGGAATCAAACATCCTTGATCTATTTCCGATATTGTATTTATCAACAAATATACTTCCGGGTTTTTATATGCTGTTTGGACATCTTCGAAATTTATTTTTTGGATTGATTGGGAATTTCCCATTTCATTTATTTTATTTATTATACCATAAAATATTATATCTATATTATTTTATTGTTTTATTCTTTTTGTTTTGTTTTGTTCTTCTTCTTCTTCGTTTTACCGATCGACTATCCAACAGGTTAAGCGATTTCAATTAAATTGGACCACGATTTCCACTTTTTCTTTTTTAATACTCTTGGTCGCCGATATCGACAATTCTTCGCGCTTCTTTCGGGTCTTTGAATTCGCATTATCCAATGCAAGTTCCTTACGCTTTGACGTACTATTTCGACTATTCATATCCTTCTCAATCGCATCATAATTCGCTTCGATATAATCGATAACTCCATTCTCTAAAGTCCATTTAAAGAAATTTAATTGACCGATCGTGGTTTCTATGTGTGTTTCGCCCGTGTACGGAATATTTATCCGATCCCACCGGCAGAATGGGTCAAATCTGCGTTTGCTGTACGCTTTTAATTTCAATTTGTAATCAACGTAGACCTTAAATCGTCTGTCGGAATTATTTATTGAATATAATGTGTAATATTTTTTCGCATAGTTTGTTGCAAACCAATCCACAATTCTCAATGAAATCTTGGATTCACCCGTGATTATCTTCAACATTGTATTTAATTTCGTCTCATCCTTATAAAATTCCATCAAATTCGTCAACAATAAATCATTTTGAGATGTATAATTTGTCGACATTATATAGTACTTATGGGACGTTTTTAAATGCTTTTTCGTGTAGTTACTAATATTGTTTGGTTTTGGTTCGTAAAAGTATAACCCGTTTTTACACCTTTTAACATTTCAAACGCCGATTTTATATAGTTTTTATAAAAATTATATAAAAATATTTATATAATATAGTTAATGGATAATAATGAATTACAAGAAAAAATAAAAATATTAGAACAAGAATTAAATGAAACCAAAGAACATCTTAAGAAATATACAGCTCCTTCTAATATGAAAAAATATTATGAAAATCATAAAGATGAAATAAAAAATAAAGTCAAGGAATATAAGAATAAAACAAATTACTATGAAAATCTTTCTTTAGAGAAAAAAAAAGAATACGCTAAACAAGCATATCAAAATAAAAAAGCAAAACTGAAAAAAATAAATGAAATAAAAGAAAATGAAAACATTTAGGAATATATAATTTTTATATAAAAACTATATAAAAATATAATCTTTAGTTATAATATAGAATGGTGAAAAAGAAGAAGTTG